GAAGACCGTGAGCGTAACCTGTGGAATCTCTACAACAGTTTTACGCAGCACCTCACTCACGATGTGGAAGGCAACAGTCGCCGTCCGAAGTTTGAACTCGCTGAGCGAGTCAACAGCGGTGTCCTTAACGCCTTCGCCCGCATCGCCCGCAAGGGAGGCTCGCTGGACTCCCTGCTGGTCAAGATGAACTGAGCAACTGGGGCGGGGGTAAAACCTCGCCCCTTTTTCTTTCTTGCAATACACGACTGCTTGGTTAAAAACAAATCGCACACACGCACTATGAACGAACAAAAATGGAATGGGCTTGAGTTAGACACGCACCTTGGCGACAAGGAACTGACCACGCTCCGCAAGGAACTGTCCAAGGAAATCTCCAAGCGTGGGATTGATGTTATGTTTGAGGGAGAGCCTAACGGCTTCAAGTTGACCCTCTTCTTCAAGACCGACAGGGTGGTTATGCTCTACCCTAGGGATAAGGTCGAGGCTGTCCGAATCCTCAGAGCGTTCAATCTTGGGCTGGAATCCAAATGAGCATCTTTAAGTTCAATTCCAATCCGAACAGGACGCAGGTCAAGAAGGTCGAGCCTCTGGTGGTAGACCTTACGACCAAGGACGCTCCCAAGGTCAAGGAAGACACCTTCTTGGCTATGCTCCGTGAGGGCAAGATGCCCTTGCCCGACTCTTGGCAGAAGTTTACGAACGAACATCTCGCTGAGATGGGCTACCCTAGGGTTCTCTGGTCTAAGAAATACAAGACCAAGTATTGCCTTATGCGTATCAAGCCTCACGACTCCTAATCGTGAACCACCAGTATCGGTGGACGCTCGTAGAGGGTGTCTACGGTTCGGTTGCCAATGCGGTAGCCAACCTGTCGGAAGATATAGCAGGTTCGCAACTTATGCTGGATGAGTCCCTGTCGGGCGATGCTAAATCGCACACGGAAGAATCCGTGCGTCTGTTCAAAGAACGAATGCGTGACGCTGGCGTAGATTGCGAAGTAACCCCCTCTTGCGAACTAGGGAAGATTGTGGTTCGCATAACAGGAGAGCATTTCGACTTGCGACTACAGGCAAGACGGTTTGTCTAAGAGTCGTGGATTCAAACAACGAAGGATACTCGGCGGGGGAATACTCGCCAGAGGAGAAGATTAGCGTTCAGCCAGTCTTTCCTAGGTTTGCTTGTCCGAAGTGCTACGCAACTAAATGGGAGGGAGTTACGACCTTTCAAACGCCCTACAAGGCAAAACTCTGGCGTGGCAAGACGCTGTGCTTGGTGTGCAAGAACCACACGAACTGGCTGATTGACCCAGACAGGACGATGGAAGAGCAGACCCCCAAGATGCACCGTCCGCTAGGCTCTTAACCGAATACGGCTCTGTTGGGCGGTCTTACGCCCTTCTCCCTAAGTCCTACAGGCTGACCGTTGGCATCTCGCTCTACGACATAGCCGACAGTCGCCCCCTCGCTCTCATTAGCGGACACACGCCTTGCCGTAAGTTTCCTGTTCCCTACATCCTCTACGACATAGGTAGCCCTATCCTTAGACGATATAAAGGTATCACCGCTTGCCACAATGTCGCCTAGCGACCCCTCTGGATTGCTCCGAAGGAAACCACCAACATCCAGATTCGGCGTAGCCGAAGGGACGGCAGAAAAGGAAGGGAATCTGAACTTATCTCGATTGCCCTGTTGTTCTCTGTTCAATTCCTGTTGGAATGAGGTAGTAGAACGGACTGATAGTCCAGAATAGTTAAAATCGGCTCTAGCAAGCCGTTGTCTGTCGCTTCGTGTCGCCATACCTAGCAACCTTTGACGCTAGTCAACCAGCCTGTTTTCGTGTCGGGAATGGTTGAACTTTATATCTTAAAAGCCCCTTCAATTCCCTTACCTCATTCTTGTTGCCCACGAAGTAAATGTATCTGTGCTTGGAACTACGCTTCTGTCGCTTGGTCAAGTCGCCAAGGTGGTGACGGCTATGCTTGCCGTCCGCTGACGCTATGTCCGTCCGTTCTCTTGTGCTTCCAGTAAAGAGAAAGTTACAGGCTTGATAGACGATGCCCAAATGACCCTGCTCGGTGTCGGCGTAGGAAACGACCACTTTGGGCTTGGGAAGCATCTGCATACTTCTGGAAACGAGCATAGAGGCTTCGTTTTTCCTGTTGTGGAGCAAGCATAGCCTGTTCAGTTCGATTACGATGCCCTTTTTGTCGTCTCCGCACACACCCCTGCACAAATGACTGCTGGCGGGGATGCCGTAGGTTACTATGCCTACCAATTCGCCGTTGTGCAATAAGCCAAATGCGTGGCTAACCACAGGCATTCGTCTGGCGTAATGTATCTTGAGGATAAACTGCTTGGTTTCGTCCAAGGAAACCTCTCTGACAAAGTATCCTGTCGGCTGGTCAGCCAAGGTGAGGAAGGACTGTATCGCCAATCCTTTATTTTCTTTTTCCTTGCTCATTCTCGCATTCTAGCAAGCAAGGTCTTGCACCGCTGAGAAGGTGTCTTGGTCAGAAAGCCACCACACCGTCCCTGTGCGTAGGGAGGAGTCAGCCCTTGGCTTGTGTATTGTTCTGCTGTCGGGTCTAGGATTTCACCTGTCGCCCTATCTACAATCCACCAATGCACCACGCCAGAATCGTCCCTGCCCCTAGCGGGGGCATACCTACTATCGTTCAGCGAGTAAAACAGGGCTTCCGTTGCAATATAACAATGACCGTAGGTGGGATTGTCCGCATTCTTTGCCCTGTATTGTTTCTTAAGCAAATCTGGGCTTAGGCAACGCTTTATCTTTTCAATCAATTGGTGCGAGAGGGTCGGAGTTGAACCGCCACTTCCGCTTTGGAAAAGCGGTGTGCTAGCACTTACACTACTCTCGCCTAAGTTCATTAAAAGGTTCTACCCAGAACAGGGTGTGTTTCAACCTCAAAATCAGTCAGCGTCAAACATATTAGGCGACTTTTCATCCACCTTCTTGTCGCCAAAGTAAGACTTAAACTGGGAAGGCTTGGTCGCACCGTAAGCAGGAGTTCCAAGTGGAGTCGTTCTTCCAACCCCATAGTCCAAATACTTAACGGCATCAAACTTAGCCTCTTTCATAACCCGCTTAAAGGTGGGGGTCTTAAGAAGTTGGTAGGTAAGACCACTACGCTTCTGCAAATCGTTGTATATACTCTCCTGCAAGGTGTAATCAGAACCCTTGGGAACTCCAAGATTCTCTGGCATTGGTTTGCCGTGAATACGCTGGTAGTTCTCACCGATAGTTTTTGCGATTTTCTCAGACCACTTCCACTTCGACAGAGACTCTGCGTCTTTAATGCCAAAGGCTTCCCTCATTGTGTATCCGTTAGCACCACCACCAGACCAAGGCTCTTTTTCCGAATATACACCAAAGGCTTTGCCTGTGTATTTCTGCTTACCAAACGCTGTCACATCATCCCAAGCAGGTCGAGCCGCATCACTTCTTTCCCAACTATGGTCAATGCTAGGGGCGTTGCCCTTGCCGTAATACTTTTCCCACCTATCCCAGAACTTGCGATTACCCCTGCTGTAATCAATATGGTTGCTAGCGGTGATTGGAGTAAGGTCTAACAGACGCTTGGAAACAAGAACGCCCTCAATGACACCTGTAGTGGGTTGCTCTGAACTGGATGCGTAGCCAGCGGCATAACCGCCGTGAGGCGTGAGGTGGTAAAGTCCGTCACCCTCAGAGCCTGTGTATCCAACACCTCTCTTGTAGTGTTCACCGCCAGACGAACGGTCTTCCCGCCTATCGGCTTTAATTTTCTCAGCCGCTTTCTTGGCATCTAAGACCTCATACGCATCCTGCCCACGGTAAATCAGTTCCTTGACTTCCGATTCGTTGCGAAGTTTCTCCAACGCTTCTTTTCTTTCTGCCGAACTCCTGTCTCTTCCAAGCAAGTATACAGGCAAAGATTCTCCCTTTTCTTCTCTGGCAATAATATCGAGAACATTACTCGCCTCTTTCTCTAACTCATCTCGCAAATAACCAATAAACTCTCTTATTTGCTCGTCCGTGGCCTTGTCTTGAGGGTGACCTGTAAAATCGTAGGTCTTGCCGTCCCACCTATGCGGTCTGTCCCAAGACTTTATGCTTGGGTCTGGGTTGTCTCTTAGGCTCTTTTTGTATTCTTCGGATTCTAACTTAAAAGAACCAAACATTTCTTTAAAGTCTTCCCGAACCTCATCCGTGATTTGGAAGTCCGAATCAAACATAGGGCCGTCTAACTGCTTGTAAATCCTATCAAGCAAGCCCGGCCACTCCTGCCTCTCCTCAGCCGTTTCGATTGTCACCCTTGGGATTCGGGATGCAGTAGGGAACTCCATAACGCCCTTCTGGGCGTTCATAACGGCGATATCAGCCATCAGACTGGCTGTCATAGCCTTGCTACCGCTTCGGCTCGCCATCGGTTATTAGCCCCTTCTTCCCAGCGTAAGGTAGACCTTGGTTTCCCTTTCGATGGTGTCCATAACTTGACCGATATCAAAGCCCTTCTCGTTGTCGTAAACCACACGATTTCTCTTTGTGATGGTCAGACCGTAAGTGTCATCTTTGCTATTGTAAGGAACGGTAACATCGTAGCGATTACCCTTACCAGCGGGCAGGGCAAAGGTTAAGGCGGCATCGCCATCACCCAAGTCTTGGGAATAAATGTCCTTAGCACCTGTAATCATACGCAGTCTGCCACCGCCAAGTTGACGGAAGGTTTCCGTAGCGATTTCTTTGACACGCTCTGGCGGGGTCGGCTTCTTGGTCAAAAGGATAGCCTCCATAGCCGACTGAGCGTCAGAACGGCTAAGCCCATCAGCCTCAAGTCTGCGAGTGTAGATTTCTTCCAGTTGCTTGGAGGGTCGCCAGCCACCGCTGGTATCCGAGCCTAATTCAAATGCCGTTGGATAGCGTGTCTCAACAGTCGGGTCGATAGGCTCTCTGGGGATACGAAGAGGGCCGTCAACTTCGATAGTCGGGTCGTTGTTGGGAGTGCGAAGAGGGCCGTCAACCTCGATAGTAGTGCCTGTTGGTCTTTCGGGGTTGCGAGCAGGGCCTTCGGTTCGCATCATAATCTCCGTAGCCTCACCAGAGCCAATAAGACCCTTACGGCGAAGTTCAGCCAGTTCTTCGGGCGTAGGCGGGGCTGGGGGCGGGGGAAGCGGGTTAGAGCCTAACTGGTTAGAAGATGTGCGGGTAGCCATATTCGTAGGGTTATGTTTTTGCCTGTTGTCAACTGGAACGCAAGGCACAAAAAAGGGGCTTTCGCCCCTCGTTTTACTTGCAGTCCTTTTTCTTAGGGTCGCAATTACGCAGGATTTCCTGCGGACTCATTTTCGGAGGAAGGTTCTTAATCGGGACTTCCTGCTTCTGCTTCTTGTTTGGGAACAGGTCTTGCTTAGTATCCAGTTTGTTTGGATTGAACTTCTTGGGTATGCTCATAGGTTTTCGATTGTGTAGCCGAGTTGGTATTTCAAGTCAAGTGCTTTTATCGACTGATTGATTGCCGCGGCGTGGACTTCAGTCGGAGCGTTGGAAATGTTCTCCCCTTCATACCCATAAGTCTTATAGATAGCCGCACGGAAGAGTTCGTGGTCGGCAAAGATGGTTTCCATATCCGTCTTCCAGAACTTAGCGTCCTTGGGTGGGTTCATCCTGTAGAGCAAACCCTCTCTGGTGGAGACGGCTTGGAGTTCCTTGATTCCGTTTTGGCGAACCATAAGCACATCTGCTCTCGAAAAGGATGTGCCGTAAGGGTGGTTGTGGGTGACTAAAGCACCCTTCATCATCTTCATCTCTGCTTTGGTAAACTTGATAGTGGTGTCGTTGCCCTGCCGAAGCAGGACTTGCTTTCCGTTCAGATAGATAATAGCGTTCTCGACTCTGGACAATCCAATAATTCGGTTAACTTCCTTGACCTCTTTGCCTAGGGAGTCATTTAACACCTTTGCATCACCCTTCTTGGGGACTTTAACGATAGGCTTCGCTGGCAACTCCACGACTCTGCCACCAAAAACAGCCTTCATAATGCCAGCAGGAACTCTGATTTGCTGTGTGCTTCCATCTGGAAGTGTCATCACTCCAATCTTGTCCGATTGCAAGGCGGTCTGTGATACGCTTCTGGTAGCCACGGTATTATTTGGGTCTAGTCAACCTACGCAGAGAGTGGCGACCTCGACCACGATTGCGACTACCAAAGTTGTCGGTAAGGGAATGACAGTTCGGGCAGAGCAATTCAAGGTTAGATATCTTTGAGTTCTGAGAGTTGCCGTCCTTGTGGTGAACTTGAAGCGGTGGTTTGCCACTCTTTGGATGTTTCACGCCCCATCCACACTTCTGGCACTTGTGCCTATTAAGTTCAAACATATAGTATTTAACCGAGCGAGAAACCGTGGCGTTGTTTCCCCTGTTCCCACTAAACCTACCCTCCAGCCAGTCCTTGATTATCTTCTTACGCTGAAAGTCCGCTTGGCAAGCGTTAGAGCAATATTTAGCAACAGCCCTGTGCTTTGTCTTGAAGTCCTTTTGACAATTTATGCAAGTGCAGGGCATCCTTGCAACCTTGTCGCAAGTCAACCGTAGTGAATGGGCATAAAGGAGGGCGGCACTTTCGCACCGCCCTCCAGCCAACAACGACTATGCCAACCAACAAATTAGAAGGGGTTGTCTTCCTTCGGCTTGGAATACTTGGCGACCTTGAGGAAGGTCTTGGTTTCGCCGTTCTTCTCGTAGGAGTCCTTCTTGAGCGTCACAGCGAGACGCATACCAACGAACGACTTGACGAAGTTGAAGAACTCACCCGACTTGGAGAAATCGAACTCCGTGCCGTGAGGCACTTTCATACCAGTAGCGACAATCAGTTGATTGAGTCGCCAGTAGACGGTATCCTTGTTCAGAAGGTCGTCCTTGCAGGAGCGATTCCTGTCGTCAGAGAAGATGATAAGGGCTTTCTCGATACCCTGCGGGGTGAGGTTACGCTCCACGCTCTGGATGGTCACGGTGTATTCGCCTTCGTCCGTGAACCTTTCGGGACGGTCAGAGGAATTGAGGTCTACTTTGAACTTGCTCATTTGCTTTGTTGGGTTGGTTGTTTATCTGGGTTGGTTAGGAAATCCAAGAGGGCATCGACAATTCGTGAACGCCTTTCGAGTAGGCTGGGAAGTTATTGCGAGCGATGCAATCAGAAAGTGTCTCCATCAGACGAGTTCTGATACGCCAAGCCTTTTCCAAGTCCGCTTGCGTGAGCGAGTAGAGGGCGGTGGAGTAGGGCGGGTTCTTCTCAGCCGCAACGAAGATGAACTTCTTAACATCCAGACCAGACTTGTGAGCGATGGCAAGATAGTGTGCGGCCTGCATCCAGTATCCCATCTTCATAAAACTCTTACCGAAACCGTCTGGCGAGGCATCCTCCGTGGTCTTGAGGTCAACCATCACAAGGTTGCCGTCCTTATCCTTGGTCAGAAGGTCGCAACGACCTTTGCACACTAGGTCGAGTCCCTTGATGTTCTCAACAGAGACGATAGACACCTCAGCCTTCGCTTCGGGGTGGGAAAGCAGACTCGCCACTTCCTCATTCGTTCTCACAGCCTCAGCCAAGGCACGGCATTGGACTTCTTCTTCAGCCGTGATAGTGGCACGACCCTTGGAGGTCGAACGGAAGTCCTCCCACCACTTGATGGCGGCAAGCGTGTCTTCGCTAGGCTTCTTGGCTTCCAGTTGAGCCTTGGTGGGCTTCTTGGGAGCATCAGCAGGAATAACCGAAATCTCTTCGTTCCACTTATGGGGTTCAAAGACGAGCGTGTGGCAAGCCGTGCCAATGTTCATAGCCCTAGTGCTTTCGGCGGCTGGAGAGTTCATCCAATGCCAGAAGTGGGCGGGGGACTTGCGGATTTCCATAAGACCAGATTTTGTTAGACCGAAGATACGGTGGTAATCATCTGCTTGGATGTTGTCATACACCCCCTGTGCGATAGCAGGAGCATCCTGCTTGGTCTGGCGTTCGGTGACCTCCGTCTGGGTCTTGTAGAGTTCGGTTTCGGACATAGTTAGTGCGTGTTGTGTGTGTGTCGTGTGTTGTGGAAATTAGACCGCCTCCAGAATACCAATAATCTTGGAGGGGTTGCCTAGTATACGCTGAGCCGTGATTGCGTCAAGGTCACGATAGGTCTGACCGTTCTTAATGTAGCCTTTGACAATGAGGTATTCAGTTGCCTTGGGTTCATACTTGTCGAGCAAAGCCGAGAGACGGCTAACCACCTCTGCCTTGGGGTCGCTGACCTCCTGCACAGGAGCAGGAAGGGCTTGGACGACCTTAGCGGGGAGAGACTGGTTTGCGGACGAGAAGTCCTGCACCTCTTCGGGCGTATAGATACCAGAGACGATTTGAGGAGCAAGGAGACGCACCGCTTCGCTGATGCAACGAGCCGTAAGCATCTGGCGAGGGAATCTCTGCCAGTTGACCTTGAGTTTGTTGTCCTTGCCAATAGCCACGCCGTTCTTCGTCATTTCGTCCAGCGTAACGCCAATCTCAATCTCCGAGTCGTCCTTAGACCAGAGAGCCTTCACTTCCTTGTCGGTGCGAACCAGCCACTTCACCTTACCACCAGTAGACAGGAAGCGTCCCAGCATAGCGTCTGAACGCATCGTCAGTTTACCTTCGATGATATGGTAGGTCTTGGCGAGTTCCAGCGGGGCTTTGCCTTCTGCGAGACAGGTCATAGCCAGCACCATCCCCTGTTCGGGCTTCACGCAACCGAACATACCGCTACCCCAAATCATCTCGCCCAACTTTTCAATCGCTTGAATGGGGTCGGTAATCTTGTTGTAGATAGCGTTGCTGTTGGATAGGACAGCGTTGTTGCTGACCTCGATGATTTCGTTGTTATCTGGGTTCATAGTGTGTTGTGGGAGGTCGTGTTATGCCTTGTCCGAGTCACCAGTCAAGCGGATTCTTTCGTTCTCTTTGATATTTTCAATTTCCCAAGCCAGTTCGTTGGACAAGTCCCTAGCCCAGCCAAGGGCAAGTCGCTTTGCGACAGGGTTTACCCAGATGCCTTTGCCTTTGAGGGTGAGGTTCTGGTCGGGTGCTAGCGGGTTGTCGTTTGTGTCGTTGTCCATCCCCATACGCTAACACAGGGTTGACTGTCGTCAATCTTTAATCTTGTCTTAGCCCAAGAAACCCCTAACCTCTTCACTATGAAACAGATTTCCGTCTTTGAGAACCAAGAAATTGGTGGTCGAACAGTCGAACCCCTCTGCTCTCCAGTAGACGACAATAACATTTCCTGCTCAGTAGCGGCCGCCACAAACCTTATCTGGTTCGCTCTGAATATCGCCCTTGCCCAGAACAATCGTCAAGAAGCCCAGAGGCTTGCACGGATGGTTGAGGCAATTCTAGTTATCGAGTGTGAAGGAAGTTCCGAAGAGGACTTAGATGCCTCATTGGAGCGTATCCAAGACGCTTTTGAAGAAACAGAAGGCGATGAAGACCTACCTAACTAGTATCTTCTTCTTTATCCCCTTGATTTGCCAAGGTGTTAATTATCACAGCCTTGCTGATGCGGTGGCTGTTGCAGAATCCAATAATGACCCACAGGCTGTGGGCGACTCTGGCAAGGCTAGAGGGGCTTATCAGATGTGGGAAATCGCTTGGAAGCAGGTAAACACCCTTCGTGCCAAGGAAAAGCGTTATCGGTATCCGTGGTCTTACGCCCACGACAGGTTTGTTTCCAAACAATACGCCATAGATTATCTTCGGTGGTGTGGATGGGTCTTAGAAAAGCACCTAGGAAGAAAGCCCACTTACTGGGAAGTTTATGCGGCTTATGCCAGAGGCCCTTCGTGCTTCATCGAAGAACACGATTGCAGGTATTCGTCCTTGCCGAAGCGGACGCATAGGGCTATTTCGGTAATCGCATCCCAACTCAAAGAAACCCTGCCACGATAAATGAGTAAGTTAATCTGCATCGACTCTGGGGCTAACGGAGGCATCTGTGTCTGGGACTTGGAAACCAATAAGTTCGTCTTAGAGAAACTCACAGGGGATACGATGGAAACCTTGAAGCCTGTCTTGGACAGGCATTTTGCGGAAACCAAAGAAATCAGTAGCGTGGTTATCGAGCGTCCCCCAAGGTTTATGGGGACTATGATTCCGTCTTCCCGCATAGCGGTCTTGTTTGAAGCCTTTGGCATCACCTTGGGCTATCTGGCGGCTAAGGACATTAAGCCTATCGAGGTTACCCCGCAGGACTGGCAACGGCACATAAGAGACGAGAAGGGCATTAAGCGTGGCGAGATGAAGCACAGCGAGTGGAAGCGTCTCCTTACGGAATACGCCAAGCAGACATATGGGGTTCGGAAGGACTTGACTGGTCAGACCGCAGACGCACTCCTGCTAGCCGACTGGTATTTCAATGTCCACAACCCGCTACTGCGGAAGTTGCCTACGGCTTAACCTTTGGGGTTTTAACGCCGTAGTTTTCCATCATAAAGCGGGAGTTTTCTTCCATCCAGTCTTTGTCTCCAATGTTCTTTTTATATACTCCCCCATACACTATATATTCACCCTCGTCCCTACGCAACCTATGCTCTGGGGCGACCAAATCGGCAAGCGAACCGCCCGCCTTGCCACTCGTATCCAGCAGTTTCATAAACTTCTGCGTGTTGATTATTCCGTCAAACTTTTCTAAGTCTTTTGACCTAATGACCTTGCTTCCGAAGTTGAGAGCCGCTTGGTAGTTGTCCGTAAAGGACGCTACGCCCTGCCTGTCGGGATTATTGTCAAAGCCACGGTAGAGTTCTTTAATCTTATTGGCTGGCTCAGAAATGTATTTCTGAACGGCTGATGGGAGTTCATTGAAAGCCTTAATAACACGGCTTTTATCCCTGTTTCTGCGGTTGGACTGGTAGTATTCCAGTTCCTTGGTGAAGTCGCTAATGCTCTTAGCCTCAGCCTTGCTACCTATTGCAGAACGAAGCACTCGCTCTCTCATCCTTGCATCCGAGTCACCGCCTTGAGAAAGGTCAGAGCGAAGGGACTCGCTTCCGTTTCTGTTCCCGCTTCTAGTCGCCATAAATCAAGCGTTCAAGGGGTTGAACCTTTCGTAGTTATCCCAAGCCCCTTGCTCATACGGTTTATCTGAGTAGAACTTGCCGTCTGGTCTGGTCTTAAACTTAATGTCGTAAACCAAGTATTCAGTCTCTCCGTAGGCATCGGAAAATCCACCAAAATCCTTGATATGGTCGCCTAACGGCTTATCTTTGTTGTAGTCTTTGATTACATTCGACAGTTTTTTGAGGTCAATAACGCCCCCATACGAGTCTATGTCGTCAAATGTAAGGACTCTTGAGCCGTTTTCCGTGTGTCCGTTGGCAAACCTTCTAGCCGTGTTAAGGCTGTCCGTGAATCCATAAACAAACTTTCCGTTATTCCACTCCCCAAACTCTTTAAGGGTATCCACGCTCACGCCACGATAAAGAGGCTTCCCATCCGCTTCGCCAGAACACGCCTTCTTTATGTCTTCTGGAAGTTGCTTGAACAGCCTCACTATGTCCTTTTTGTTTTCGATTAACCTATCTAGGTTTGCCTGTGTTCTATACCCCCAGTTGCCCCTTATGTGTAAATAAACTGCGTTTGCCAGATTGAACAATGTTTCACTCCCAGAACTAGGAAGGTCGGAATTGAGGGATTTGCTTGTGCTTCTGGTCGCCATTAAGCCTGTTCCTTTCCTTTAATATAACGAACAGCCCTGCCATATTCTTCGTCATTAAGAAGATAGTCAAAGTCTCCGTTTAGAACTTCTTTCAGCGTAACTGGATTCTGTTCAATGTATCTAACCTTGTCGTGCCAAGGTTCGTGAATAGCCAGTATGTCGCTTGCTGGAATGTCTTGCTGAAGGGCAAGACCTTGGGATTTTGCCTTAACTTCCTTTGGGATTTGAAGTTCGATAGTAACAAGATTAGGGTTATTTCCGTAGAATGGGGTGTCAGATACGGAAACTCCTCTGGATTCGGAGGACGACCTTGATTTCTCCACAAGCAAACCAGTCTTGCGAATAGACTCTATGTTCTCTGGGGATGTTTGGTGATAGACCCTTACATAGCCGTCTTTCACCTTGGATGTTCCTCGCTCTACTGGGACTGCATCAAAGCCCTTAATGTCCGAACGGAGCAAGTTAGCCTGTGTGCTTCGTGTCGCCATCAAGCCTCTTCCTCGCCCCCATTAGGCTGGCGAATCATAACATAGTCGCCAGACACCTTAGTTTTGCTTTTTGGCGTGTGCTTAAAGCCAAAACGCTCGTAGAACGCTACAATCTTATCAAATGAAGGCGTGGAGACTACCTTTACTCCACCAGAAAAATCTATTTTCATCGGCTTGGGGAGTTCGCCCCTAGCCTTCGCTTCTTCACGGTTCTTTTTTATAGCCTCATTAGCCCTTTCTCTGGCTTTTTGAGTGGATTCAACATTTCTATCTCTAGTAAACGGCTCTACATTAAGGCTAATCGGGACATTGTATTTGTCGGCAATCTCTACCATCTTTTTCATAAAGGCAGTTCCTGCCCCCTTACCAGATACGCTTTCAATTGTTCTCAGATAGAAAGAGTCATCCCACGCATTACGAGATACGGCAAAGGTAGCCTTAGAGCCGTCTTCCGTGTAAAAATCAAAGTGCTTGCCGTAGTCTTCAGCGGAAATGTTTGGGTTAGGAGTGCCTAATGACTCCAACTCGCTAATTGCGTTATCTGTTCTGACGGCTTGCTCGGCATTTCTGTTAGGCTCTTCGCCTACTGTTCTATGAACAAACCTGCCTGTAAGTCTGATGGGTTCTTGAATGTCAGATTGAAGCGACTTGTTTGTGCTTCGGGTAGCCATAAATTACACAACTCCGTCTTTCCACTTGATGTTGGTAACCAAGAACTCGTTTTGGTAAGATTCGTCAGTTCTGTCCAGAGAACTGCCCTTTACCACTCTTGTATCACTTAGATTGCTGGCTATTTCCCAAGCCTTGTGGAAGGAAATAATATCGTCAAAAGATTTGATTTCGTTAGCGGTGTATTCCTTTCGAGTTCCTGTGTCGTTGCCCCATACACCTGTGGATGTAATCTTTAACTCAAAAGAAGCGTTAACCTTTCCGTTTAATCCAGCCTCAGCCTTTGTGGTAGCACCACGAACCAAATCTTTTATGGATTCTTCGGGTCTACCAATGACATCTTTGGCATACTGGGGGAGGGCATCGTATGCCTTGTAAATAGCCTCACGGCGTTCAAGATACCCCTTCTTTCTGAAATGCTGGTCGCCTTGATAGGCTTTGATGGTTTTGACGAAATCAACAAACAACTTTCTTTCGGACTGAGGTGCTTCCGCAAGTTTTTGTGCGACCCCCTGCGTTTCCTTGTCGCCAGAAAAGTCATACATCTTTTTGAAAGCCAGACGCTTTTCTGCTACGGAAATCTTCTTTTCCTTTGGTTGCCGTGGAACGGCATCACTTGCTAAAGCCTGTGGTGTGCTTCGGGTTGCCATAGGTTAGTCCTCCTTGACCATACCTCGGTAGTTGTTGAACTTCTTTTGCTGTCTTACGGTAGACTCATACTCGGCTCTAGCCTTGGGATTGTTGATTGTGCTTTCGTAGATTTCAACATTACCCTCTGGGTCGCTTGCCGACCCTGCACCAGAAGCCAATGTTACACTCTTCTCTTGCTCATCATAGATTTCTCGTCCGTAAGCCGCGTGACCTGTTGCTTGCGACCAAAAGTAATTTCTCAAAGCCTCCTTTGCATAGGTAAAGCCGTCTCTGTTAACCCTTGCGATAAAGTCCGAAGCACTCTGAGGGTCGTTCCAAGAAACCGTATCAAGACCGTATCCAAGGCTTCTCAAGACCTTCTGAGAATCGTTAGCCAGTTTGACCGCAAGTTTCTGTAATTCCAGAGGTGTTCCAACCCTCATCCCCTTATCTAGAGCCACAAACGAGCCAGCCATAGCCTTGATAGCCTTGTCGGTAGCCGCAAACTCCTTCGGGGATTGCTGGGGGACGGCAACGGAACTATCAATCGTTCCATCCTCACGAATAAAACCTACCCGATTTCCTCTAGCGTCATACGCCGTATTTCCAAGGGTAAGACCGTCAGAAGCCCTAGCAATACGCATAATCGTATTGGTTCTGGGAGACGAATACGGATTATCTTCGTATTTCTTGGTGTAGTTAAGACCACCAATGTCGCTCGCAAGACTTTGACCTGTGCTTCGGGTTGCCATAAAGAATGCTGGTTTGCCCTTTGGTTCTTGTCAATAGAGCAAAGAAGCACCAATGAGGTGCTTAGGCGGGCTGTTCTTTGGGCAGTCTGTAGACCTTGTAGACGAAGCCGTGCTTCTCAGAAAGGTTCTGCAACATTCTGTTCCAATGTGCGAAAGGCACAATCTGCTTGGGGACACCACCCTCGTCCCCATACACCTTCTTGCCCTTTTCAATCCAGCCAGCCCTAGCAATAGAGTCTACCGTCTTACGGATTTCAGCCTCGTCACCCAGAGAGTCGATAAACTCTTTGGCAATCTGGTAGGGTCTAGGGCCGGTGTCTCGCTTGCCCACAGGGGCCCCACGACCAGAGTTGTCTTCCTTCTGTCGGATGGAATAAATAAAGTTCTTACTCACAACCATCATTTCACTTACATTCTCTTGAAGCCAAGTCTGAATGTCCGTGTGCGAGAACGAAAGGTCGCTCTGCGGGTGGTTGTGGATGGAAACGCCGTCCTCCTTGCTCAGACGGTAAGCAAGACGATTGGGAACTTCGACCCGATGAGGGTCGTCAAACGCCGATTGCGTCTTACCTAGGAACTTTCCGTCCTTCGTGAAAAATGCGATGCTTTCAAACTCGTTCTTTCGCCAAGACATAGCGAGTTTGTGCATAGAATCCTCGCCCTCATTCTTGAAGTTCGGGTTGGTGAGGGGCTTGATTTCGCCTCCTAACTCCTTTTCCATCAAATCAGAGTCTGGATACCAACTAGGATTACCAGTCCTCTCCTCCGCACTCATCTTTACCGTCAGCCTACCGTTGCGATTACCCTCGGTATCCTTTTCGCCCAAGACGGTGCTAAATGCGTTCCGCATTTTCTGAATAGCAGGATTCTTGTTCTGCTCTTCACGAACATCAGACGCTAAGGTTGACGATGAACTTCTCGATGCCATTTATTAAATCTCCGATACGCCAACCAGTCTGGTCGGCCATTGGTTAAAGTGATTGTCCAGTTTGGAGCGATTATCAATCATCTTGGTCTTCCAAGTGACTCGCTTATCGTTCAGTTCGATTTGGATAGTGCTTTCGTCCCAAGGGTCGCCCGAATCTGCTCCGACCCATCTGACTGAGCCAACCTTCTCGCCCTTACCAGCCAGTTCTTCGGTCTTGCTGATAAGTTTGTTCACGAACATCTGCACATTGATTGCGGCGTCCCTGTCCGCTTCTTGGGCGATTTGAACATCGCTCTTCTTCTGGTTCTTTGTGAAAGTTTCTGGCGGGAATAGTTCCTTCTGTATTGTCCCATTCGGCAACTTGGTAATTATGGCATAGTAATCACGACCATAGTGGTAAACCAGTTCCATTCCTGCGGACTTGGCTTTTGCCGCTAATTCTTCCCTGCTCAGTTTACCCGAAAAGCCTCCATCGGGCTGAACATCAAACCAGTCTTTGAGGCCGGGTCTTACCTCATACATTATTTCACGGACAGGATTGCCGTCCTTATCCTTGTAGGTATGATTGCCGTATTTGCTCCCTACATAGAGTTTTTCTCTGACTTCCTTGCTAACGCTGTCGTTTCCTAAATCGCTGACTGTGCCTTCAAAGTATCTCTGCTGACCCTTATGATAGTCGTAATAGTTCTGGGATAACGCCACCTCGTTGGGTAGCAGTTCTTCGGAGAGCGTCTTACCAAGGTTCTCGATGCGGTTACGCTCCTGCTCCTTGGCGTTCTTCTTGCCCTCACGCTCAGCCTTTCTAGCCGCTTTCTCGGCTTTCTCCTTATCACGCTTTGCCTTCTCCCATTCCCTGTCCATTTTCTCAATTTTATTGAAGGCATCCATTCTAGCCTTCTGTTGGTCGGGATTATCGGGGCTGGGATAGTCGAGCCAGACTCGACCTTCCATACTCTTCTTTAAGGCACTCCACTCTTTCCACGACATATCCTTAATGTCCTTGGGCTGGACGGTATCCGAAGCCAAGACATTGGGGATAGAGAATGATGTTTTAACGCCTCTGGTCGCCATCTTTTTGGTGCTTAGTCAACCAGACGCTCCTCGCTTACTTCTTGGGCTTGTCGGGCTTGGGCGGGGACTTAACGCCCTCTTGGATAGCCTTGAGGATTTTTTGGATGTTTGTGATAGAGGTGTCGTCAATCACATAGCGAGTCTTGTCGCCGTTGTCTTTCTTTTTGCTCATTGTGTATTTATTGTTGTGGATTGTCAATAAGGAGTGCCTTGACCTGCTCTCGGACTCTTAGAACGCCCTCGTAGGTCTGCTCGGCGGCGTGTTGCCGTTCTTGTTTGCCAGTATCTTGATGAGAGAGAAGGGTGGGTGTCAAGTCAAGGGTGTTCTGGTTAACCAAAACCCGAAGGTTCTTTTCTACCAGTTTGAGTTCGGCTACAACCTCAGAAAGAGAACGCCTAACGGCGTTCAACTCGCTGTTGTTCATACCTCTTAGACGCTCTACCGTCTTGTTGCCCATCATTTACTTAGTCTCTGTAATTGCCGTCCTCGTCCCAAGCCAAATCCTTCTCCTTGGTGGACGCAAGCATCTTACGAACGAACTTTTCAAAGGTTTGGACGCTCTTAAGACCTGCTTTGTGTTCCTCTGCCGAAGGAACATCCTTCTCGGAAAGGTTTTCAATACGCTCGTCAAGGCTCGTTGATTTTCCAGACCCATTAGCGTAAGCAATTTGAGAAGCCTTAGAAAAATCAAAGCGGTCTTCAGAAGTTGATTCAAATAAGTGGGACACAGCACTCCTTATTTCATCGGGAACATCCTTCATAACTTTTCTCATAAAAGTATCACTCCAAGCGATAGGGAACTTTAATTCTTTATTAAGGAGGTTTTTACTTCCAAATGTAAGGAAGTCTTCCTTAATCTTATTATTGTTTTTCTTAATCTTGCTTTCGATGCCCTCCACCATCCCCTCCCATTTGTATTTCAATTCACGCTCACGCTTTTCCTCTGCGACTGCCTGTTCTTCAGCCAGTTTCGCTTCCGCTTCTCGCTTTTCTTGGGCTTCTCTATCAACAGACCACTTACGGTCTTTCATCTCCTTCATCACTTCTTCCTCAATGCGAATACGCTCCTGTTCAACCGTATCGTTGTATTCCTGCTCGGTCTTGGCTACCTCCTGCTTTTCCTTCTCATTTTCTTCTCTAAGTGCAGAAGCCTTGTCTCTGAGTTTTCTAGAAAGGTCGCTCTGAAGACCTTGGACTGTTGAGCGAGTAGCCATAGGTTATTCCACTCTGCCAACTCTAGGGCCACGCTTAGTTGGGAGAATAATGTCAGCAAAGGTATTTCTCACATAGGCAACAGCCCTGTTATAGTTTTCAAGTGCTTCGGCAGAGCCTTCAGTTCCGCTACGACCATACTCAAGGGCTTCATAGGCGGTTCGTGCTTTTTCAGCATAGTTGAGTATTGCTTCGTCAAGTTGAGCAATCTCTTCCTTGGACTTCACAAACGCAGTCCCAGAGTTGCTGTTCCCATTTGCAAGCAAGTCCCTGTATGCCAGAAGGACATTGTAGTTTTCCTGTGTTCCGTTGAAAACATCGTAGGAATCAAGGGCCCCGAATCCCTTACGGTAATTATACTGCTTGTTGGCAAAATCGCTATGCAAGAAATTATCCAGCAAATCTTGGCTTGTTTTTGCGGTGGTGTTTTTGATTTCGTTGGCAACCCCCTCAAAATTATCCTGTTCACGCCTATCGGAAAATCTTACGATTTCACGAATATCAGCAACGGAGAAATCTGGAACGCTACCGCTACGCTTAGCCTCCATAGCCCGCCACTCAGCCCCACCGTAAGGGCCGGAATCAGATGCCAAACTTTGCTTATTAGAACGAGTTGCCATAAAATTACGCTTGTTCCTTAACGGAGTTTCTTGCCTCTCTGAAATCAATTAATGCGTTTGCAAGGTCTTTTCTTGCCCTGCCCCAAAGGGCTGTTCCGTCTGCCCTTCTGAGTTTCTGGCTTTCCGACATATCTCTGACCTCTTCGTAGGTTTTAATAGCCTTTTCCATTTTTTGTCCAGCCTCATACATATCAAACAAGGCATTTCTGACCTTGGCAGATGCCTCGTTGTTGGGATTGCCTCCCTTTGGAAACGCTCCCGCATCCGTAATAACGGAATAACCAATGTTTCCGTTGTTATAATCGAGCAAGTTTTCAACCAGTCCAAGAGATTTGTCTCTTTGTTTGAGGATTACTTCAAAATCATCGCTATTTAATGCGTTGTCTTGATAGCCTGTGCCACTTCCCATTCTTTCGCTAGAGTTTAAAGACTGTAGAATGTAGCCGTAGTCCTCAAATGCAAGGTTGTCGCCAAGCAGTTTTGTGACCGCCTGTGGGAAAGTCACGCTTTCAAACACTCTGTCGCTTTGACCAGCCCTAATTTCACGGAAAATGTTTGTCCTTTCCTTGTCCTTAGCCCCATTTGCTTGAGTGATAGAGCCAAGCAATTCGGCTTGGTCACGACCAGCGGAGAAGCCACCTCGACCAGTCGAGGAAACATCGGAAGCCAGACCCTGTTTATTGGAACGAGTTGCCATAAAGTTGCATTAAGCGTTGCCGATTCTCCTGTCGAAGTCGGGGCTTTCAAGTGTGGACTTGAACGAAGTCATAGCCTTATCGAACATCTCAGCAAATTGACCCTTACCGTATTGACCGTAGTTGTTCACCTCTTGGTAGATGCGTTGCATCGTATCTCTGGCAAACTGGACTGGATTGTTATCGGAGTCCTCTCCCTCGTCAAAGCCAAGGTTGTTGACAACCCTGTGGACGGACGCATACTGCATAAGGACGCTTCTAATGTCTTGATACATCTGCATCGGGTCAACTCTAACCCCATTCTCCTTGTAAGGAGCAATAGCAAACGGACTGTCCTCCTTTTGATTGCCACCAACGGTATTGAAAAGTTCGGTGGTTAACTTGAAAGCAAGGCTGGAAGCCAGTTGATTGTGGATTCTGCTAGTGTAAATCATATCAACATTGTATTTCATCGCTTCAGCGTCAACTTCCACTAGCCCATTAGGTTCTACATTTCTGCCACTCTTCGTCTCAAGGTCGTCCATAAGGACTCTGGTAATAGCCTTAGCGTAAAGAAGGGGGTTAAGGTCAACATTCGTCTTAGACGAAACATCAATGCCTTCCACGATAGCGGTAGCCTTCTTTGCGGAAGCACCTTGGTTTTCGCCAAAGTAACGCTTCTTCATATATTCAATGTTCTCATTGAAGTTCTCAGGGCCGGACTTACGAGGAATGTCCGAACCAAGTTCTGCGGCTGTGGAAGCCTTTGGAGAGCGAGTAGCCATAAATTAATTATTTGTTTTTGCGTCTGTTAAGTTCGTTAACCAGAGGGTCGAGGATGTTCTCTTTCCAATCCTTGGGGTAATTGGATTCGTAATAGTTGTCTTTGCCAATCTTTTTATCACGCTCAATCGACTCTCTACGAATCTCATCAAGCCCCTGTTCGGCTATCTTGACAGACCTAGCGATAATTTCATCGCTGACTCCGCTAAAATCAACCTTGCTTCCAGACCCTCTGGAAACATCTCTTCGCATACTAATTGAAACGGAAGGGGACACCTCATAGTTCATATAATACTGTAGTAAATCCCAAGGTTTTTCACCGCTGTATTGAACCCCTTGGCTTTTGTATTTCTTCTGTTCGCTAGATTCCAACCAGAAGGGCTTTCCGTCTGTGTTGAGCCATCTGCGAGAAAGTTCATTGATGATTGGCTTGTAGTAGGTGTCGTGGTAACTGTCCGCACCCATTCTTACATACGAGTCAGCAGAGCCAAAGTTGCCCGCTTCGGGGTTCTCCTTATCAAACTCGTCCGCACCCCTAGACATTCTATCATACTCTCTGCTTGTAGCCTCCCACGCCTTAGCAAGAGCATCGTCCGAAAGGGACTTAGCGTAAGAATCTGCACCAACACGGTTCTTGTGTGCCTTGTCGATGCCAGCCTCGACCTGTGCGGCGATTCCTGTTCCGTAGGAAAAAGAGCCTCTAGGTCTAAAATCAGAACCTAATCCAGCATTGGTTGAGCGAGTTGCCATAACTAAAATAGTGGTTATCTTTGAATGTTTGTCAACGAGCAAAAAGAAGGGGCGTTTTTCACGCCCCCATTCATCAGTCGTCAAACCTGTTTTCCTTTAACCTTGGATTTTCGTAGTATTTTTCCTTAAAAGTGTCGGATTTTCTGCCGTTTTTGTCCATCCAATCTCGGTCACCGACATTCTTCTTCCACTTAATGCCAAACACAATCTTCTCGTCCTCATCATCCCCTATTTCGATAGAGTTTCTAGCGATAGTGCCAAGCAGTTCGCCAATCTTGGAGTAAGAGTCGAAGTTCTTGACGATACGACCTGTGTCGATGATGCCAGCAAATGACTCTATATCTGAGCCTTTATAAACATACCTACCCCAGAAGCCTACATTTCGAGGCGTGGTAGCAAAGGATGCCACCCCTCTACCCTGCACAATCTCAGACTTGCCAGCCTCATCACCCCTATACAGCCTCTTAATCAGCCCCCTAGGGGCTAACACGAACGGCTTAATCACTTCTGGGAGGTCGTTGAAAGCCTCAACCAAAGCGTCTGGATTCTTGGCGAAAGATGAATCGTTAGACTGGTGGTGTGCGACTCGACCCAAGAACTCATTAAGTTTATCAGCCACCTCTGCAACAGTCCCAGAAAGCGGTTCTGGCTTAGTCGGGAGGGGCTTGGCGGGCTTCCATTCGCTTTCGGGAATGTCCTTACCCCCTCTACCCTCCTTGCGGGTGTAATCGTTGTAAAACTTGGTGTCTCTCAGTTCCTTTTCCCATCTTTCCATCCTATCTTCGTGATTGTCGATATCCTCTAGGATGTTGCCTAAGATTTTAAGGACTTCGCCCTTGTTCAGTTTGCGTTCCTCAATCTTTTCCTGCCTAGCAATAAATTGGTCAAACAAGTCCTTGGACTTGGTGTAATCGCCAACCACCTTGCCTAGCGATTTGGCATCAGAAGCAAGAGTTACCGCCGACCCCATTGATGCGGATGTGCCTCTTGTAGCCACGATTACTTGCCCTCTTTCTTCTTGTTAGCCTTGTCCTCAGCGTCCTTGAGCGAGTTCTTAGCCTTCTGAAGTTTGGCATCGGCGTTAATCGCCTCTGCTTCCTTTTCCTTCTGCTGATTAGCCTTCTGTTCAGCAGTCATCTGCATCTGCTCACGCTGTTCCTGTTCTTTCCTGTCGAACTCTTTGTTGATTTGCTTGAACTTCTTTTCGAGCGACTTCGGGTCAGTTGCCTCAGCCCATCTAGCGTGATAGACTTCGGAATACGGTTCGCCGTTCATCCAAGCCTTCAGCATATCTTCTCCAATGTCGATAATCTTGCCACGCTGGATTTGCTCCGTGCTGGCAAGTTGCTTCAACCTAGCCACCGTGTGGGTAAGGTTAAGGATATGTTCCGTGGCTTCCGAACAGGCTTCCATTTGTAATGTTGCTCGTTGTCAACAGGACTAATGGGGCTTACTTAGAACCGCCACCGCCCGAAGGGGCTGAGCCACCACCACCACCACCAGAAGCGGGTGCGGAGGGTGCGGAGGGTTTGGACGGAGAACCGCCCCTACGCCTTCTGCCCTTGTCAATAAGGGCTTGGACGGATTCTGGAAGGGAAGCCGCACCGCCAGCAATGACACCAGAGCCACCGCCAGATGTTCCGTAGGTCGAATAAAGCGGGTCAACAGAACCACGACCACCGCCAAAAACAAGACGAGCAAAGCCAGAGCCTCGCTTCATATACCAAGGGATGGACTTCTTTTCACCCTTCGCTTGAGCCTCATCACCTTTACCACCCTTACCGCCTTTACCACCCTTGCCCGCTTTGGCGGGCTTAGCACCAGAAGCCTGTTGTTGGGCTTGGGCGGCTGCTTGGGCTGGGGTTGTAGGCTGACCCTTAGTCTGGGTAGCCTGTGTGACTGGATTGGTTTGCGGGGCTGTCGCAGGGGTTTGTCCAGCGGGTTGAGAACCTGCCGTCTTTGGAGTCCCATCTGGATTATGCGTCTTACCGTATAACTCGTTCCAAACGGCAACCACGCCCTGTCCGTCTAAAAGATTATTAAAATCTTGTCCCGCATCGGGCATCGGAGGCACTTGCTTTCCCTCATTCTGCTTCTTCCAAGCCTCCAAGTCGGACTTAGCCTTGGCAATTTCCGCTTCGGAAACGCCAAAATACTTTGCCAGTTGCTTGTCCGAAAGATTGCCACCCTTCAGACTCTTCTCCAAGATGGCTTCAACATCGCCCGCAAGCAAGCGGGTCAACTTATCATCGTCCGACTCAAGTTTGCCACTCGACTTGCTTCTCGTAGCCATTCAGTTTTTCAACCGATTTGCCAAACCTTCGGCTTATGGAACTCAAAGAAGGACTGAACAAACTCAGCCGTAGGAGTCTTCTTGCCATCACCCTCAAGATTAAGTTTTTCGGCTTCAAGGGTGCTTGTTAAAGCCTGTCCCTTGTCGCTAATCCACAGGACGGAGGAAGACTGCTCTCTGCCGTCTTCGATATAAAACCGAGTGTTGGAAACAACTTTGACCCATTTATCTCCGTTGGCAGAAGTCGCCTGTGCGACAACCACAGCATCCTTTTTGGTCGAGATGCCCTGTCTAAGACCAGAACCCTTTGGGCCTGCGTTGTATTTGATGTTGTCGCCAACATAAACCACTTGTCCGTTCTTAGCACCCTCGACATTACGAACCGTGTTGCCAAGTTCCTTGTTAATATTTCCGAAGGCAAACAAAGCCTCATCTGGTTTTAAATCGGGGCTGACCATCTGAAGGCTCTTCAAGACGGCAGGCCATTCGCCCAAGAATCGCTCCATAGCCTCAGCATCGTTAGGAACGCCCTCAAATCTGAACTTGGCGATGTTCGTGGCGATGTTCTTGTAAGCCTTCATCGTAGGGGCGTTAGCCGACTTCGGGAAGTCTTCGGCATTGAACACCTCATTAGTTCTATTTTCAAGTCTTTGCGACTGGGCATAGTTGTAATCGCTTCCGAGGGAAGCGGCTGTGCCTTGGTTGGAAGAGCGAGTTGCCATAAATTAGTCTGTAGTATCTAAGGTTGTCTTGCCGTCTCTGACGGTGGGATAGGGGTCAGTAAACCACTCAGCCTTGTATTTGTCCATAACTAACCGAGCGTCTTGCGGGGTAAAGTTTATGACTTTCACAACCGAGCCAGTCCAGCCTCTGTTGTTAGGGCCGGAATCAGCGTTGCCAACGATATCGCCCTTCTTGAACTTGGATTCGCCTCTGCTCTCATCCATAATAACAGCCTTCACGCCATCGTCTCTTGTGGCGACAAGGGCAACACGCTTGCCAAGGTAGAACCTACCAAGGCTTTCAACAGGGTCGTAGCCCTTAGCCTCATCTTCCTTGTAGCCCGTCAATTTGCTGAGCGACTTGTTCATAAAGTGGCGGGTATCCAGTTTGATTGAGTCAGCCACATCTCTGGAAAAAACGGAGAAGTTGTTTCCAACCCTGTCAAAGCCTCTAGGCTCTAAGCCACCAGTAGAAGAAGACATTTGTCCCTTCTCAACCATCTCATCAAACTTTTTAATCTTCGCCTTTGTTTCAGACGACAGTTGGTTCTCAAGCCCCTGCTCCTTGATGTAATCTCTAAGGGCGGTGGTGGCAAGGTATTCAAACTCGCTACCGTTTTCGGCTTCAACCTCAGCCTCTCTCAGAGACTCACGATATCTTCTGGAACTGGAGTCGGCACTCAGCAACTCAGCGGCTTGAGTTCCAGCAGAGAGCGAGTTGCCCATAAGGGCAGACGAGGCATCGCTTTTTTCGTAGTTTGAAATATCAGAGGCTAAGCCCTGCTTGTTGGAACGAGTAGCCATAGGTTAGAGTGCTTCTCCTGTGAGTTTTGCGTTAGTAAGTTTGAAAGTCTTTTCGATAATGCTTAATGCGGCTTGGACTACGCCTTCGTTGTAGTCATTGTCAAAAGATTCATCCCAAGAAGCACTAACAGCCCCTCTGAAATCTTGATACGCATCTGCACTAGGCTTCCTCGCCGTTAAGACAGCATCAATTTGAGTAGCAAATCTTTGGACGACAGTAAGCACCTCATCATTGAATGCCGTTTCAACCTGTTCGTCAGTTGCACTACCAGCACTTCGTCTGTAAGCAGACATAAGCGTTTGCCGTTCGGAATCGAAGGTTCTAGGGCCGTCTTTATCCTTTAAGTCAGAACCCAAAAGTTGGTCTAAGGCATCCTTGAAGACTCTTCCCTTAATCGCATCTGTAGACCCATCACCACGGATGTAGTCGTTTTCTGCCTTTTCGTTCAGTCTAGAGGCATCTACCGCAAGATTGTATGCGTAATTGGCGATGCTCTTCGATTTCATATGTTCATCCTCAGAGCCAGCCGCATCGTAGCGGTTGTCTTGTGCCTTTTCATATCTTTCGTCAGCCTTTTCAATGCTACGATTGTGAGCAGCGTTAAGACCTGCCTCCCATCCTTTAAACTTGGGGGTGTAACCACCTCCGACGGCATCAGAGGCGAGTCCTTGAGAAGAAGAGCGAGTAGCCATAGTTGTATTATTTGCGAAGTTTGAGAACAGGATGGTCAGCCCCAGCGGGCTTAACTGCAAGAAAAATGTTATAGTCAGCACAGGCTAATCGGGCAGAAACCTCGTCCCTGTGTCTCGAAACGATAAAGTCGTGTTGCTTGAACACGCTCGACTGGAACTTTCTTTCCTCATTCCCAAATTGGGAGTGGGTAGCGAAAGGCTGGATATGCTCCATCGAATACTGATAACGATTGTCGTAGTAGCCGTCTCTCGCTCTGGAGGTGAAGCATTGACCGAACGAGAACTTATTTAACTCATTCGCATTCTCCTGTGCGTAGGCAAAATACTCTTGGATGTTCTGAACACCCTGCTTGACCACTTCCTCTTCAGCGAGGCTAGAAATGGATGTGCCAGCCTTCTTCTCCAGTTCGGCGTAGGTTTCGCCCTGCATAGGGCAGGTTTTCGGCTTATAGGGATTCACGGCAGTTCCGATAAGGAAACCATCCTTAATGTCATCTTTGTTCTGCTTGGGCAAATACTTGTCCGAAGGCTGGGTCTTAGCCGCCTTGGGGGTGCATTTGCACTCACCTTCGGGGCAGGTGCATTCGGGGTCGCCACAGCGTTCGCAGACTTTGCTCATAGTTTTAGGTGGGGTTATGTCAACGGCTCGTTGGTTTTCTTTGGGACTCCGTGCCAATCTTTGTGTGCTACGGCGTGTGCATCCTCAACGGATGCCATAAGGTCGGTCTTCAAAGACCACCAAGTTCCCCATTGGGTTAAATCGTTTCTCAGTCGCTCTAAGAAGTCGTTAACCAGTCGCTCTCTCTTCTCGACTGGCTCGGACGCTGACCGTAAGGCTCGACCAAAGGAATCCATAAGGTCAAAGATACGCTTGGTGGCTTGCTCTGGGTTGCCAAAGTAGGGAATGACTTGCGGATACTGGCGATTGGCGTTCAGCCAGTTGAACATCTTGAACTGCCTGTCGCTGGCGATGGACAGCAACTCCGCTTTGGTTTCCACCTCGGCATCGTAACTGGATGCGGTGAAGTAGTCTGGGCTTACCCATTTATCCCTGCTGAGCATCGCATCGTCAAAGTCCCGATAGATAATGTCTCGGTAGACCTTGACCGTCCTAGACACAGGGTAGTCTTCGGCTCTTACAGCCGACCACTCTAGGTCTATCTTAAGGTTATGTTGCTCCACGCCCTTGGCGTTGAGTCAACTTGGAGTCCGACCCCTTAAGCACGATGCCCATTTGCCTTGCCCTACGGCTTACCGAAGACTTGGAGCATTGATAAAGATAGGAGGCTTGGGCAACTGACAGGTCGTTCATCTTGGCAACCAAGACAACTTCCTTTGTCAGCCCCCAGCCTAGCCTGTTGCGTCTTACCATCCCCTAGCAACCCATTAGCGGTTGCCGAAGATGTAACCAGCGACACCCGAATCGAGGGTCTTCTTGCCAGCGTTGTGTTCCTGTGTGGCAACCAGAAGTTTCGCCTCGATGTAGCGGTCAAGGGCTTCAAGGAAATCCTTGGAGGTTCGCTTGCCGTGCAGTTTGACGAACTTGCGGATGGTGCTAGACTTGATGTAGTTCAGTTTGGTGTTGGACATAGGAAGATGTTATAGCAGATGAATGGGGTTTCGTCAAGCCGTGATTTGCTGACCGACCAGCGAGGGGAAGTTCTGCGTGACCGACTTGAGGCGGTCTGGGTTGACCGCAAGGGCGACCTCCTCGACCTCCTCCAAGGTGACGCTGATATGGTTGACCCAGAGGGGCAACTGCTCTTCGACCCATTGAGGCACATAGAAGGCGGGCGAGCATCCGCATCGGCAACCAGCCTTCTGCCCCCAGCGGAAGCCCTTGGCGGTGTCCATATCGGCTAGCGTGATGGTCGGGCGGGACTTGCCCTGCCACTTGCTTGCATCCAGTTGCCCATTCGCCCACAGCGTCTTCACGATGGCGGGGAACTGCGAGCGATACTCCTGCATCCGTCCGTCCATCGAGTCGAGATGGCGAGCCGCATACTGGGCGATAACGCTGTTCTTCTCCTTGTCCTTATGGTCAATCCAGATGCTAAGGGTCGTGCGACCCTTCTTGCTCCAAGGTTGGCTACGGAGTTCAATCTTCGTGATACGGCACTTGGACGCAGGGTTGTTGAAGGTCTGACAGACCTCCAGAGCCAACTCCCCATCTTCCTGCTTAACAGGCGTGAGGGTCTTGAGTCCGTTAACCAAGTCCAGTTCGGGTTGAGTCGTCATAGTCGTAGTTGTGTTGTGTTAGTGAGAGGGTGTTAAGCGTCCGTAGGGACGACCTTCTTGTGCATCTTGATTTCGTTTTCGGTGAACAGGACGGCACGGCGGGCGTGGTAGAGGTGGTCTAACTTATGCATAATCTTACCGAACGCATCAATGTCGGGTTCAGCGAGAACCTTGAGAGGCACTTTGGTTTCGAGGAGGTCTTCCAGAAGGTTGGCGATATACTTCGCCTGTTCGTCCCATTCAGCCTTCTCTTCGATGAGTTGGCTGGCGAGCATCTGGCTGACTTCTTCGTGTTCTTCTTTGGTGTATTCGGGCATAGTCGTTTTGTTGTTGGATAGCAGGTTGTCAGATAGGCAAGAGGTTGTCAAGCGACAAACCACTTTTCTTCTTCCAGAAGGTAGATGCTCTCTGCTCCATCGTATTCGTGGACTCGGAACTTGCCTCCCTCTTTGACCCATTGAACATCAAGGCTGTCAACGCCTCCAGCGTAGGCATCTGGGTAGAGAGCGTTGGCGAGGTCTACCAATTCGTCTGTGGACTTTTCATCGAGGACGGCTTCGACCATCTTCGGGCAGAAGAGCATAGATGGGGTGTTTTGATTCCAAGTATACCAGCCAGCACCGTAGCCTCTTGAAACCAAGACGGCGACACAGCCATCGTGATAGACTCGACCGCCCTTTGTGGTGCAGTCCTTGATTGTGATTTTCTTCATATTATTACTCATAGTGTTTGTGGAGAGTGAAGTAAGCCTTTGCGATTTCCTTTCGGATGGCTTCGTAAATGTCTGGGTCGGTCTTCTTCCATTGAGACGCTTGGCGTTCAAGGTCAGAGGTGAAGTCGGCTTCGGGCGTATGCTTGATGCCCATCAGCCAAACACCGTTGTCGTCAAAGACCTCCAAGGTGAACTTGTGGTCGCCTTCTTGCATTAGGATTGATTTCATCGTGTGGAGATTGTGCGGAGATTAGCGGAGGTTAAAGTCCGCAAGTTTGCGGAGATTAGTCGTAGTCGGGTTCGGGCGGGTCGTAGTCCCTAGGGTCGTCATAGTCCCCATCATCCTTATCCAGTTCAAGGTTCTCGATGTGCTTATCCAGTTTGGATTCCACAGCGGACAGGACGGACTTGTAGATAGGGTCGGACTCTGGGATTTCGACTTCCGTGCCGTCAACCAGATGCTCCGTGATGGTCGCACCATAGTCGCCTAGCACAGCGTAGTCGTGTCCCTTGTCAAAGCCCTTAGCACCCCAGTATTCGTAAGAGCCAATACCATCGTTATCCCATTCAACATCGAAGTCAACTTCGGCAGAGAAGTAGCGTCCATCGACCTCGATGTTGTCGAACTCAGCGTTCATATTAGCGGGCGTGAGGGTTGGAGTTGTAGCCCTTCTCGCAGATAGCCCTAGCAAGGCGGGCAGACCGCTTGTCGGGACAGCCTTCCGCAAGGAGGCGGTCAATGTTCCGCAGGATGCTGGAGTAGTGAACTCGGTTGTCGCAAATCACTTCCCGCATATTCTGCATCTCGTAAGCCCTAGAGAGGTTGCCCTCGTTCTTACGGCAATACTTGCGAGCGTAGTTGATGTTCTCCCGATTGAGGCGGGCGAGGTCAAGCAACTCGGCAAGCGAGGTGGCGTGATTCGGACGGCTGTAATAGTCGATACGCATAGTGTTGGGTGGTGTTGTGGTTGGCTAAGGATTTACCTTATGCTCTACAATTTAGTCAGTCGGTTGAGTATGTCAACCTTCTTTTTTCACTTTGCTACCGATATACTTTTCCATCAGATGCTCCACGACCTTGTTGATGGGTTCACCGCTTTCCTTGCAAGCATCGGTGAACGCCTTGCGAATCTCAGCGTCAATGTGGGTGATGAACGCCTTGCGGTTGTGGCGGGCGAGATACTCCTTGTAGCGGAGAGTGTCGGGGCTAGTGATTACCCCATTCTCCCGCTTGAGCGAACCTCCGTTAGCCGCCCTGCGGTCAGCCGTAGCCTTCGCAAGTTTGTAGATGCTGTCGTAGGTCTGCCCTTCAAGGGTTCGCTTCTGCTCAGACTTGCGGATATACTTTCGGTTGTAGGTCTGCATATACAGCCTGTGCTTCTCAGCCCTAGTCGTGCGGACAGGGGCGGGAGTAGGGGTGGGTTCGGGTTGTGCGTCCATAAGATTAGGAGAACTGTTTGACGAGTTTGCGGGCGATACGGCGACCAGAGGGTTCGGCGTAGTTGGTGGAGGGGTCAGCGTAGATATCAGCCGTGTCGTAGAGCCACGGCAGAATGTCCCCATTGTGCTGTTCGGCGTAGGCGAGGATATCCTTAGTGTCGCTTTCAAAGTGGCGAAACCAGACTTCGTAAGCGGACTTACTGTTAGGGTCGATGCCTCGGCTGGCGAGGGTGTCCTTAGCGGACTGTTTGAGTGCGTTGAGGTCGTGCATATAGGTCGTGTCTGTTCCTAATGTTTTACTGATTGGTGGACATAAGTCAACACCAAAGGCAAAACTTTTACAAACGACTGATGGGCAACGACTTACAACTCGTCTTGAAAGTCTGGTGCGGACTTTAATCTGAACTTAGGACACTTGCTAGCCTCCGCTAGCACGAACTGCTTGGCGGCGTGGATGTGCTTACACTCGTAGAAGACTTGGGCTAGCGTCCAGTCTGGGTTACGGAAGGTGAAGTCTTCGCAGGAACACTCGTAGCGTCCCCTGTCGTCCGCATCTAAGTCAACTAGATGCACCTCATCTGGTCTTGATTCGGAGGAAACCAAGAACCTCGTAACACAATCGAAGAACTCTACCTTACAGGGTGTGCGTAAGGATAATCGGGGCGTAACGCCCCTTCTGGTAGTCGAGCGTTCTGACCGTGTTGTATTGATACCACTCAAGGGCTTCTTCATAGTCCATTCCGTCTTTCTCTTGGAGGGCGATTAGGATTTTGTCTTCGGAGTAAACCAGTCTGCCATCGCTCGACACACCCACAAGGGCGGTGTTGAATGTAGATTGTGGTTCAAGGACGATAGCACCCTTTACGGCATTATCAATCAGTTCTTTTGCTGTCATCTGTTTTTCTTTTTGGATTTGCGGGAAATGCGAACAGGAGTCGTGTGCGGGTTGTGCAGGACGACTTTCCTGTATGAGCCACGCCAGAGGGCATCGCTGACTACCTTACCGATGCGGTCTACCTCTGCCTCACCCTTCTTGCCTACGAGGTCTGGCAGGGCGATATGGAGGGCTTCGTGGCACATCACCTCAAGGTGTCTTTGTGCCGATAGGCGGGGGTCTATCTCAATCTTCGGGCGGGAGGAATGGGGGAATGCCTGTCCCCACGCTTGTTCCTTTCCGAGTTTTCGTTCTATAATCCGAGGCTTTGGTTTACGGCGAGGCATAATAGGCTAGATATGCTTAATGACTTTTAAGCGGGCTTTGCTTCGCTCTGGGAGTTCACGGATGAAGGACTCTCTCTCGTAGATTCTGGAGAGGGCTTTTTCGGTGTAGAGGATACCAAAGATAGCATCGTCTAAGTCGATATGAGTTCCGAAGTCTTTTGCAACTCCACCGATGCCTCCTGTGGAGGCTTCCTTGTCTAACGCCCTACGGATGTTTTGAACAAGGTTGAAGATGTTTTGGATTCGTTTGGATTGTGAAGGTGTCATTTGTAGGATTCGGGGTAAGGTTTATCGGGGTCTACTTTCCATCTGTATTCCGTTCCGCACGATAGGCAGTCAGACCTAGCATTCCAGAACTTTAAGGGCTTGTTAGTAAGTAAATCGAACCTTTCATTTGTATCCATCAACGAAAAGCCCCATTCACACTTACCACACTCAAGACAGCCCCTCGCAGGGGCTATATCCATAATAATAAGCCCGCCTCCTAGGTTTTCGGAGTGTGGCAAGTCCACATTCACAGGGGTTAGTCTGGGTAAGACTTCATATTCCACTTAACCCTGCCCTTAAACTTCGCTCCAAGTTTATCTTGGACATACTCTGTAACGGCAGTCTGGATTTGGGTGCTACTCATCCCATCAATATTCTTACGGCTAAGTTTATCGAGGGCTTCGACGGCGGCGAGTTTGACGCTCTTTGGGTTTCGGCTATCAATTAAGAAACTGTCGTATGCCTGTTGGTAAGCGTCTGGATAGCGAACCTTGAAACCACCAAACTCTGGGTCGCCCATCGAGGAATTGACGGTAAGAAGTCCGTTGCCAAGACCACCAGCCTCAAGTCGCTGGGCATTCTGGAGGGCTTCATCGTCCAGTCCATACTGTCTACCTTCATCACGACCAATGTCCCAAGCGGACTTGCCCTTGGGAATGCGAGCATCACGCTCAATCCAAGGAGCGAGAGCCGCACCGCCCCTAGAATCCATAACCAGAACAAACTTCTTCCCATCTATGGTAGCCTTGTAGTCTTTGGGCATAGAATCGTATTCTTCCTTGCTCATAAGATTGGCTTTTTGGGGAATGCGGTCAGAAATCTTATCCAACGGACTTTGGGGAAGATTGTCAAAAGCGGGGTTGCCTCTTCGATACTGAACATCGCTTTGCAGTCCCTGCCCTGTTGTTTGACCTGTAGAACGAGTAGCCATAAATGTAGTTAACCAGCGAGTTGTCTTTGGCGAACCTTGGAAAGATTCAATTCACGATTTCTGTCGGCAAAGAAGTCGTCACTTGCACCCTCATTCCTTGCTCTGTTTGTATCAAGGCTGATAGCCGTCTGTCTGGCTCTCTCAACCTTGTCGATGTAATCTGGGGTTCGATTCGGGATATTAGCCTGTGTGGTCGAGGCGGTCTTGGAGGCAGAGAAGAGAACTTCGTTTGCCACCCCCTCCACCCATTGTGGCGTAGAAACCATATCGTCTTGGCTGAACTTCGTGTTCGGAATCTTGAACAGGAAGTAAGCCTTATCCATAACGGCTCTACCAGCGATAGGGTTCTTTTCCATCTGAACGGCGTAAAACTCAACATCTCTACCCCCATTAATCTCTCTGCTGTAGATTTGGGGGCGAGTGCCGTTGCCAATATCCGTATTGGTAGTCTCGTCAGCGTGGGACTTGAGAAGTCCCTTATCAACTAGAGAGGAAACCCCATCAAAGACACGCTCAGCAATCGTAACTTCTTCCCTAGTAGGGGCTTGACCGTCTCTCTTAGCAACGGCTTCGATGCCTTCCTTGGGGTCTGTCTTTGTGAAGTCATACGCATTAGCCGCCGAAACATTGAAGCGACCTTCGTATGTATCAAAGTCGGTTCTTACATTCTTTTCTGCGGTAATAGTGTCTTGGACACTACCAGCAGAGGCTTTGGTGCTTCTCGTAGCCATTGATGCGGTTCAGATGCCCTTTGAGGGCTGTCAACTAATCCGTAAGGTGCTTATCCTGTTCGGAAGAGAGTGGTTTGCTCAGCCATCCAATAGCCCATTCCTTACCACAATCTGGACACATCCAAGCGGCTGGCTTGTTGTCGTCAACGACCACCTTGACCCTACTCCAGAAGGATTTGTCGTCATAGACCAAGGCTCTTTCCTCGTCCTTGATTAAATCCCCCTTCAAGTCAGATTTACAGTATGGGCAGGTTTGGGGGATAATCATATTCGGAGATTAGGAGGCTTGGGGTCTAGGAAGACCGCTGACGCTAACCAGTCTCCAGCGATGTGCAAGAAGTGGATTGGTCGATTCTAAGACCTTCGCCATCTCTTCGCCAACATCATTTACCGTCTGGGGCTTCGCCTTGATGGTCGGATTCTTTTGCTCAACCCAAAGGGCGAGTTCTTCGGGGCTAACACCAAGTGAGTATGCGGCGGCTGTAATAGTGCAGTTAAAGGGTTTCATAGTCGGCGGTCTGTAAGGGTGTCAACCTTCTGACAACCTCGCTAAAAGCCTCATTCCACAACGCCTTGCGGTAGTGCATTTTAGTCCAAGCACAAAGATTTTGCTTGCAATACAGTTTTATTTTTACATAAACAAAAAGTATGAATACTGAATCTTCGGAAATCAAAAATCTCACGGCTCACGCCGAGCGACTCACCAAGTCGATTGCCCTTTTGGATACGGCTCTCGCCCCAGAAGCAATCGCTATGGGCATCACGCTCCGTGCAAACCTCGTTGCCGTCCAAAACAAAATCAAGGAGTTGGAACTTAAGCAGGTATGAAAACACACACGATTAATATGTTGGAGTTCAACGAGGGAATGTCCTTCGGGGGCGATGGCTCTCGCTCTGGTGCATTCTTCCGCAACTCCGTTAAGCCTCTGTTGGATGCCGACAAGGAACTAGCCTTGGAGATAGATATGAATGGGATAGAATCTATGACGGATTCTTTCTGCCACGCTTTCTTTGTTCCTATCTGGAGCGAAATCGCTGAGGGTCGCAAAGTGAAGTTCAAGGGGTGTAACCCCCTTGTCAAAGACTTCATAATGTTCTCTAAGGTGCTTTCTGATGGCGACAGGCAGTCCGTAGTTGACCAGAGCAACAAAGAGGGCATACAGGGCTAATGAGCAACCAAGACGAATCGTCCCTGCGGGACATTGACGAACTCCACACCTACATCCAATCGTTGGAGCATATGCTTTCGCAAGGAGGCACGGTGGGCAACAAGAATGGGTTGGAAGTTAATCGCATCAAAGAGCAACTGGTTATCGCCTCTGCCGTGTATCGAGCGAAGTGCGATGAACTGAACATCAATCCAGATGGCAAGTCTGTCTGAGAAGAGGAATGAGATAAAGCGGATGGCGACTTGGGTCGTCCAGTTGGCTCGACAGAAGAACGCCCACCCCTTGCGGGTAGCGGAAGCAATCAACCACTTCCGCAACCAACTGCCAAAGATTGCTGAATGGGATAACCAGAAGGTCTTAGATTTTTGTTTTCAAATCGACAATGCCTCCTAAGAACGAAGTCCCTAGGACTTTCATAACGAAAGCCCAGAGCGTGGAAATCGACCCTCACGATTGGGATGTTATCCAAGAGGTGTTCTTTCACTACTTGGAAAAGAAGCGTAGATTCTCTGATGAGGCAGAGAGGTGCTTCAAGAACCTGTGGCTTGGAATCGGTGAGACAAACGCCTACACGCCTGTCGTTCCGATTAAGGTGAAGCGTAAGAAGTCTTAGTCCTCTTCGTTGTCGAAGAACTTATCAGTCATCAAGGTTTGCTTTTCCTTGTTGTTGATAATCTCCTTGCCGTCCACGAAGTCGAACAGGGTCGGGACTCTCGTCCGACCAGACTCAGCGGGAATCCAAGACTCGCTGTATGCCCAGTTCTGAATGTCCTTGGCTTCAAACACATCTGCCTTCATCAGAAGCATCACCTCGTCCACGGTAGCACCAATGTCCGTAGCGAGTTGCTCAAGTGGGACTCTGTGCTTCTCGACAAGTTCTCTCACATACTCGCTCATTCGGAATGCCAAGTGCGTTCCCTTTGCACGATTAATGCGGACGGTGATAACCATCGCCTCAATGTCGGAGACATTAAGAACACAGCACGGAACTTTGCCGTGATACTTCTCTTTAAGTTGATGAGAGACTTGAGAGAGCGTCCATCGGTGGAAGCCGTCTATGATTACATTGTTGGCGTTCACCAGAATCGGTTGAATCCAGCCTGTCTTTAGGATGGAACGCTCGATGAGGTTCATCTCGGCGTTCATCACTCGGTTCGGATTGTAGTGGTTCGCCTTCAGTTCAGAAGCGTCAATCCACTTAATGTTTTCTACTGGCTCTAGGGGTTTGTTCATAGTTGCGGTGCGTTACCCATACAACTGTTTGGTTTTAGTTTTTCGATGCAACTAGAAAGTTGGCGTGGCTGGATTTGAACCAGCGTTTCTTCCGTTATGAGCAGAGTGTTCTAACCTTTGAACTACACGCCAGAAAGGGTGCGGAAGGCGGGACTTGAACCCGCAAGCCGTAGGGCAACTGATTTTAAGTCAGTCGTGTTTACCGTTTCACCACATCCGCAGGAATGGGGGTGCTGGGATTTGAACCCAGAACCAATCGCTTAAAAGGCGACTACTCTAACCATTGAGTTACACCCCCGAAGTGGCACACCTGCTAGGAATCGAACCTAGATAACCCGCTTAGAAGGCGGGTGTTCTATCCGTTGAACTACAGGTGCGTAAATCAGCCAGACAGGACTTGAACCTGCAACACCCTGCTCCCAAAGCAGGGACTCTACCAATTGAGATACTGGCTGGGCAAGGCACGATGGGGTGGGGTCGAACCACCGACAACTTGAGTAACAGTCAAGCACTCTACCAACTGAGTTACCATCGTAAAAATGCTGGGAAGGAGGGAGTCGAACCCACGCCCGAAGATTTGGAGACTTCTGTGCTACCGTAACACTTCTTCCCATCTGTCAAAACTGGCGGGACTGCGGAGAATCGAACTCCGAATACACGGATGAAAACCGTGTGTTATAACCGTTTAACTACAATCCCAAATTGGTGGAGGCGGGGAGAATCGAACTCCCATTGCCTCGGTGCAAACGAGGTTTCCTACCATTGAAAGAAGCCCCCTACAAACGAGCCTTGGGTCGGAGTTGAACCGACAGCCACCTGTTTACAAAACAGACGCACAACCATTGTGCTACCAAGGCAAAAGACAGACTGTCAAAGACCCCCATAGACCTGCTAGGATTTGAACCTAGACAAAGTGAACCAAAATCACTTGTGCTACCGTTACACCACAGGTCTATTTAGCAATAGAGCCTTAAAATTGAGGTTTTGTCAACGCTCAAACCATCCCCTTGAACTTTGCCAAGTTCTTGGGACAGGACAGGAGGCGATGGGCTGTGTTGCCACGGATGAAGTAGCGAAGGACATACCAGAGGGGGAAACTGCCCTCCTCTGAGATTACATTTGCCGACTTGTGCTGGTCGGCTTGCTTCATCTTGTAGATTTCGTAGAGCCTGTTGAGGGCGATAATGCGAGGGCGACCTTCTTGGTAATGCTCCTTGATGTATTGCTCAATGCCAGCAATTGAATGCCCATACTTCTCTACCAAGGCATCCCTGTCCAAGTGCTTGCTGTATTTCTCGGAAAGCATTTGCTCTGGGAAAATCTTAAGCATCTGGTCGTAGAACACAGGGTCAATTCTACGAAGGAACTGCAACCCATCCTGTGTCTGCGGGTTCATAAACGCACCAGTTCTCAACTTACGCTTACAGAACAGAAGCGAGTCGTAGACCTTGGCGTAGGGAATCTTGTTGTCGTAAAGGTATTTCAGAACATCCTTCTCTAGCCAGTCGTAGATGGGCTTGCAAATCTGGCTCTTCTTGTGAGCCGACTTGTTGATGTAGTTCTCCACCAGTTTGCATACGCTGGCTCGCCAACGCATTCTGCTTTCCTGTGACCGTATGCCTGTCATTAGGGCTACCTTGCCACGGAAAAACTGGGTCTGGTATTCTTCGATTTCTTCGGCATACCAATTGCGATTCCAGTTCGCCGCATCTGGACGAATGGAGTAATCGGGCAGAGGTCGAATAGTCTCACGATTCTTATCCCACATCGTGTATTGAATCTGCTTGTTGAAAATCATCACCGTAGAGGGAACAGGGATGCACAAGTGGTGCATACGCACCCACGGCATAGCGGCATAATGCCTAACCACACCGACTATCTCATTCATCGTAAACTCTTCGTGATAGTAAATTGCATTAACATACTTCAGCCCTCGCTCTTGGGCTACCTCCCACGCAAGGTGGATTAGGGCTTGGCTATCCTTGCCCCCAGAGAAGCAAACCACAGGCGTATCGAAGATATCGTGTATGTGGTGCAGTCGCTCCTTGGCGGCATCAAGGACATTCTTTCCGACAAACTGTTTGTATCGAGCCATAGTAGGGTTGGTTAGCGTTTATTGCACAGTTCTACCCAATACTTCAAGTCCCATTTCATCTGTTCGTTAATTTGGGGTTCGGGTAGGTTGGCGAGGTGTGTCCAAAGGATGTTCCCAAGAACCTTCAAGTTCTTGATGCGATTGTTCAGTTCGTCCACCTCACGGACGGCTTCTTCGGCGGCTGAATGGGGCATACAGACATTCCAGTTGTCGCCGTATCCGTTAGGATTCTTTTTAAGCCTTCTTGTCGATACGCCTACTGACCGCCTTAGACGGTCTATTCCTGTTGTTTTGGGTTGGTATTCCTTTGGAGACATTGATGGGGTTGGTTGATTTCTTTTTAATTGAGAAAGGAGGTAGCGTTTTGGGGGAGGGGGCTTTTACAAAGCCCTCAGAATACACAAACTTCTGGTATTGGTCGTGGGCTGAAACGAAGCGTGGCTCGATGTAACCCTGTAGCATAGCAGTCATCATCTCTAGCGACATAGCGTCACCAAGTTCGATAAGCCTGTTAACCACAGCATCGGCTTCTTCCACTTGAACATACTCCACCCCATTCTCAAGTTGAGTTTTAAAGTTCCACTTGAGCATACGCTTTTTTATAAAACCCCAGAACCTTTTACGGTCTGGGCTTACTTCCACAACTTCTGTGCGTAAAGCGAGGACACAACGGCAAGGGCGATGAGTTCCCAGTTCGACTTCAGTTGGTCGAAGTTATTGCCGATGTAGAAGCCGATAACGAAATGCAGGAAGGTAAAGAGTCGCTCTCTGATGCGGAACTTGTCCGAAAAGGAAGGCTCTCTGAACTCATTGTATTCCTTGAACTTTTGCATCTTGTTGTAGGGGGTTTTGATGGAATCTTTGTATTCGGGATTTTCGTTCATTGGATTTTATTATTTATGGTTCGGAAAAAGTCCCCATACACCAATCCCTCGTTGTGGACGGTGTTGGTGTTGCTCCCACAATTTACGAAGCGTTCAAAACGCTCCATCCTATCGTAGTTAAAGGCGACCCAGCAATAGGTCACGGTAGGGCTTTCGCCCTCTCCGTAGAACGGCTTAAAAAACATTTGGTAGTCCTTGTAAGAACCCCCATTCACAAAACTGCTCTCCAGCAACTTGGACTCAAGTCCATCCTTTTGCTGTCCAAACTTTTGTTGTCTCTTCTGAACGGTGTCCATTAAGAAACGACAACGATGGAGCGAGCAATCTTGGGGCTACGGCGAATCTTGCCGATTTGCTCCAAGCCAACCAGATATTTCTGGACGGCGTTGGGCGAAATATTACCCATTTGCTCACAGATATCACGCACAGAGGGCGGGTATCCCTTCTTCTGGGTGTAATTCTTGATTACTTCAAGAGCAACGATTTGGCGTTGCGTGATTGGTCGTCTGTTCATCGTGCTAAGGTTTTAGTTGTTATGATGGTTATTGTCAATGGGTTTCTGTTCGCCAGATGCGAATCTAATCCACATCTGAATAGCGGGATTGTCTGGCTCAAAGTCTTGCAGTCGCAGGGCAAGGGAGTTGCCAGCCTCAAGGAGACTTTCAACACGCTTCTCCCACTTGTGGCGAGTTTCGTTGAGCCTAACATTCTCCTTCATAGCCCATTCATACTGGGCTTCCTTCATCCGCTGAAGGTTGTCGCTCACGGCTGAGAGGGTTCTTCGGCTGGCTCAGTAGCCTCCACGACCTTGGGCTTGCGACCACGCTTCTTCGGGGTTGCAGGAATGAGGTCTTGGGCTTGTTCCTTAAAGAACTCGTCCTTGAGATACTGGTTGATGCGAGAACCAATAATCCTCGTCTGCGGGTAACGCTTTTTCAACGCTCTGATAAAGGCGTAGAATGTCTTAAGTTCTGCCTCCTCATCAAAGATAATGTTGTAGGCGATTACTGGTTTGCCAATGAAGCCGTGTTCACCGCCCTGCGTGAATACATCATTGTTTGCGGGGTCTTCGTTTGTATTAGCCATATTTTGTTGCGGAAAGTCGGTTGAGGCGAGTGCCTTCGGGAAGTGGTGCGAGTTCGTTCTTAATCCAGTAGTAGCAGATATCGCCTCTACTGATAGAACTAAAGGACTTCTTGGCTAATGCCAATGCCCATTCCAAGTCCTGTTTCTGCTCGATTGCAGACTCGTAGGCGTGGCGAAGGGCGACCTGCCTAGGCGACCCCTTACCGACAACCTTACCGTCTGGGCGTGGCTTCCCATTCACCTTCATCCAGTAGGCAAGGTCGTCCAACTGAACCTTGAAGAAGTTGCAAACTTCGGTCTTGGAGAAGGTTGGGTTAACCAACCAGTATCCATAAGCCCTAGCGGACTCCTTAATCTTTCTTACTCGCTCTTTCTTCTTCGTCTGCGTCATTGTATCGTGCGTGTTGCTGGAATCTTTCGTCCTGCTTGGTGAATCTAATCCAAATCTTTCGAGCCTTCCACAGTTCAAGGTAGGACTTCCAGACGGATATCGTGTAGATAACCCCCATTACAGAAACCAAGAGAAAGGTGGTTAAGCCAATCGCCAAGGCGATTTGACAGAATACATCCCAGATATACATTAGGACTTAATCTTGTCGCTGTTTCCTTTTTGGAGGCGGTAAGCATCCCACCGCTTATTGACGGCGGCTCGGCAGACCTCGGAAGGTCTACGCTTGGCTTCACCTGTGCCAGCCATACCACCCATTCGACCAAGGATTTTAGCCGCCTTGCGGATGGCTTCCTTTTGGGCTTCGGTCTTTTCGGTATCTCTAAGAGACTTTTTCATAGCGTGTGTGTTTGCAAGTGCTTGCAAAGTGTCAACCACCCTGCAAGCCCCATTGCATTGACTGGACTACGGAAGGTAGGCTCAGAGAGCCTTGACCTTCTCGATAGCCTCGAAAACCGCTTGGCGAAGGAAGTGTGCGGACACCTTGCGACCACCACGGTTGCGGATTTCGGACAGGAAGTTCCGAACCTTGTAGGCTTCTTCACCCGCCTTGAAGCGAATGAGGAGGATGGCGGGGCGGTGCTTGCGAACCACCTTAGCGACCTTCAGTTTGGACTTAACCGACTTGATGTATCGCTTGATGGATACGACTTCGTTGACTTGCTTCTTTTTCATTGTGTGTGTGTTTGGGTTGGAAAATTAGGCGACAACAAGAGCCTCGACCTTTGCCAGTTCGGATGGGGACTTAGCCCAAGCCTTGGCGAGCGACTTGTAGTATTCCATCTGTCGCTGGTCGTAGGCATCGTTGACGGCGTTCTTGGCGTGGTGCTTCGCAAGGTGGTAAGCCTTTTTGAAGGTGTGGAGACGGCGGTATAGTGCTTTGCTCATTTGGTTATATACGGAAGATTTTGTAGAATAGAAGGACGGTTAGTAATGCACAGACAAACTCGCTCACTCGGCTTCCCGCTTCCAAGCGGTGCGGTTGAACTTTTTGACCTTAGAGGTAAAGGCAATAGAAGGACGGTTACCCATCTTGCGAATGCTTTTAGCAACTTCGGCGTTGGAGATTTTTGCTTTCATACGATGTATCCTATGCAACCTCTTGGCTTTGTCAAGCGTCCTTTTCTTCTTTCCTGCCTTCAAGCGAGTCGAGTTCATCCTTGGTCTTGATAATGTCGCCACAGATGGAAGCCAAGAGGGTAACGGATTGCTGATGGGTAGCAGGGGAAGCGTCAGCCCTAAGACTCTTATTGATTCCGTTCACCTGCTCCCAGACTTGCAGAAGGCTGGCGAGGCGACTGGCGGTCTGTGCGACTTTGTTGGCTTGTTCGATGGTCATTTGTGTCTTGTGGTCAGAGTCGGATGTTTTCGCAACGCTTGTCCTCGGCAATCTCCAAGATGGCGTGGCTGGCGTTGATGAACGCCTCGGCGTTAGAGTCGTAAATAGGGAACTCAATCTTCTCCCCATCCAGATTATTCCTAGCAAGGGCGGGCTGGTTAGCCGTAAGGAAGGCAGTTACCTTGACAAAGGCGTGGTCATAGGTATCAGCATCTACCACAAAGTTGCGTCCGTCCTCCTTGTTCGTGAAGGGGGCGGGAGAGGTCGAATCGAAGATAGCCGTTTTGATTAGGAAGGTCACAGTAGACCTAGCATTCACAAGCAGGTTGAGAAGTCAACGATAAAAAATACAAGCGTTCAGAAATAGTTGTTGCAAAGACAAATGTTTGTGATAGAGTAATGGGTAATGAAGCACCTTAGACTATTCAACCCGATGCCTGTCGTCCTTGGTTTCCAAGGAAAGGTTCACACGCTCACCCCGAAGGGGCTGATGCCCCTGTCGCCCTCTGCTGTCGTCTGTGCGGACGATGGGAAGGGTGGACGGATGGTCGTGGCTCTCGCTCGCTGGTGTGTAGCCAAAAACGGCTGGTGGCATCTGTGCCACAAGAATTAAGTTGACAGGCGTTCACTACCCATTCATAACATAACCCGATGCACGACACACAATACAAATACTTCCAAATGCCTCCCCTTGCCTTGCAGGATTGGCGGGGCTTCAATCAAGAGCGAGCCAAGGCTTACGACCTTGTTCTGATTGATATTATCGACAACGGTAAGATGCACTCGGAGGCTTGCCGTATGCACGGCGTGAACGAAAAGTCGTTCGATAGCGTCAAACGCTACCTGCGTAGAGTGGGACTGGTTATCCCTGCTAAGAATGGGGGCTTTAAGTCCAACAAGTTTGACCCCGCTAGTGGTTACAAGTATTGGGTTGTTCCTGCTACGCACGAAGAACAGCAAACCAAGGAGTTCGGTCAGATGTTCGACACCCTGCTTCATCAGTTTGTGAATGGGGATGGCGTGGACACCCTCTCTGAACGCTACGGTCTGCCTGTGGCAACTATCTGGGGCAACATCAAGCGTTGCCGTAAGGCTGGCTCGCCTATCCCTAACCTCGGCGGGCGGGCTTGGGGTAAGATTGCCAAGGTGCAGGACATTTACGAGTTTGTGAATGGGCATAACCAAGTTAAGCCAGAAGTCGTAGACGAGTGGATTCGTCTCCGTGAGGTAGACGGATGCTCCGTCAAAGAGATTTCTGAGGACTACGATGTTTCAAGTTGGACTGTCTATCGACTCACCAAAGAGCGTAAGGAAGCCATTGGAGAAATTGATGCTTGACATATGTTCACCCTTCGGATAGAACATAAAGCATAGACACGACCTATGGAAAAAATCGACCTCCGCAAAAATCCCGAATCCCGACTCTACGCTAGCCAGCACTCCTATATGGCGGGCTACAGCAAAGGTAAAGACGAAGGGGCTAGGATGGCTAATGGGCTAACCGCAAAGTCTAGGGCTGATGCGGGCGAAGCCTCCACCGTGAACTCCCTTCGCCAACTGGAGTGGAAGAAGCGAAACAACCTTACCACGGTTGCTAGCCCTCTGCCCAACGACCTTGTGGCTGAGTTCAAGAACACTATCAAGGTCAACGACACGACCCTTCGCCAAGCCCTCACGGAAGCGATTGAACTCTGGCTCGCCCAGAACAAGTAACCCTTACGACTATGCCCAAAGGAGGACGACCCGCACACGAACTCAAGACCACTAGGTGTATCTACATCAATGGGGAAACCAAGACGGCTGAGGAAGTAATCATCGACACCCGCTGGATGAAGGAAGACCAAGCACAGAGGTTCGTGCTACGCTGGTTCAAGAACAAGGGAGAGTATGAAGACCTAGACTGCCACGAAGTAGGGAATGGGGAGCGTCTGTGGTTCTCTGACGACCAGTTCAACGAGTATTTCCCCCTGCCTGTTTCCTTCTGCCGTATCGCAGGGACGCTTACTCCTATCTATGGTGATATGCTAATCACAGGGCGTAAGACGAATGGGTATATGCAGGACTGCCAAATGTCCGTAGAGGAAGCACAGAGTCTGGTTGCCAAACCAAGGGCTTGACTCGACTGAACAAAACGGCTACAAGTTGACAAATACCCAAGCGTATGAAAATAACATCAGCCCAAATCAAGGAGGCATACATCGCAGTCGCACAGGCGGCTGAGAGTGCTGAACTTGCGAAGAAGGCTCTACAGAACCTTTACGCAATCACCGAAGAAGCAGACAATGCTAGATGGGCTTTGGAGAACGCCAACAAGTTCGCCCCCTCGGACGACCAGCAGGATGTTCTGTTCGCTCGTCTGACCAAGGCAGAGATGGACTTAACGGAAGCCCTGCGGACTGGTTCGCTGGCTCACGCCAAGGTTCACATCGAAGCCTCGCACCAGCATAATGAGGTGGCTTGGGGAATCTTGAAGCGTTAAAAAAAAGCAGCCGCCCTGCGGCGGCTACATAACAGGACTGCACGACTAGTCCGTTTACACGACACAACACACAAACGACTAACGCCTTTTGGGGCGTGTCAACCTTGGGACTTGGATTTCCACACCCTAAGCCCCATCGTGGTAATCACCATAGCCGTTCCGACTAAGACCGCAAGAGCGATATCCCGAAGAAAAATAAGCGATTTAGTAGCCGTAGTAAGTTGGCGTTCAAGATTAGCATCATCAGACTTGAGGCCAGCATCGGTGATAAGCAGAACCATCGTATTGCTGTTCTGGAAAGAACTGAGGACATAATCACAGGCGTAGGCGGTGAAGCCAGAAGAGATGAGAGAGATAAAGATAAGCGTGGAGATTATCCACAGCAGGTTGTTATTTGCGTCCTCTTTTGGATTTCGTTTTGACACGACCTTTTGCCTCTTTGATTTTTGCTTCCCCCTTAGCCTTTACATAGCGTATGAGGTAATCGGTGACTTCTGGTGCGGCGTAACCGCTACCACCTGCGGTGGCTAACCAGAGTCCTGTGGATTGGAAGTGGTCTTTGGTAGCCAGTCCCACAAACATAGCCGTAATGCTGGCGGCTAAGAAACGGCGAACAACAAAGCCTAATGACACAGGCTCTGTGGAGAGAAGCATACGAGCCGCCATCCCCAGCCCGCCTAGGATAGCACCAAGAAGTCCATCTTTGACCTCTGGAGGCAGGTCGTTCGGGTTAAGTTGCGTTGGAGGGGGAGGACTCACTTACCCTCCTCCTTGACCTCTTGGGATGCCCCATTCGTGCAGTCTGACTTCTTCTTCTTATGCTTGAAGAGCAAGAGAGCGACCTTGATAAAAGCCAAGAACGCAAACGCTCCGACAATGTAGATAAAGTAGGGGTGTCCCCAAATGAAGCCAAGGGAGGCTATTGCCGAGCCAGCAAGGAAGGCTTCAACCCCATCTTGCTTAGAACCGAAGACGAAGATACCCGCCGCAATAAGGCAAACAAGTCCCCCCAAGTAAAGGAACTTGTCTTTCCTTGCTTCTTCCGCTTCCAGCCTACGCATTTCCTGCTCCTGCTTAATCTTCTGGTCGCTCTCTTTGAGTTTGGCTTCGTATTCCGCTTGTTTTTTCGCCTTCTCCGTTTCGTATTTTTTGTCCGCTTCTGCCAGTTTTTGGCGAAGGGCAACGGCTTCCTCATTGAGTTTGGCATAGACTTGGGTAAGGTCACCGCCGATGGCGGCTTCAGAACGCTTCTTGGCTTCATCCCAGTCTTTCGGTTCTGCGTGTCCAGTCAGAGACTTGGCTAGTCCAAGTTCGTTAACTAACACATCATTGTTTTTAGATTGAGGGTTCTTCTTCGCAAGGATGTGTGCGACCCCGACAGATGCGGCTGCTTTCGACAGGCGTTCTGCCGTAGCCTTATCCAAGACTTGCTCCGCACCAGCAAGCCCATTCGTCACCGCTGGCTCTGGGAGTGGAGGGAGTTCCTTCTTGGGTGTGCCGCATCCTACCAATAGGACTGTGAGTAACCCTGTGAGTAGTGTGGACAACCTCCGCATACATCTGTGGACGCTTGTCCACCCCTAGCGGTTGTCAGACCTGCTTTTGCTTGGGAAGCGTGAGAAGTTCGTATTTAAGTTCAGCGATGTAACTTCTTAACTCATTCTCCGTAGCCTTAGTAATCAGTTCCAGTCTGCTCTTTGCCTTGGCGTTAGGGTTAACCACACTCCCCAGAAAAAGGGCGGTCTTTCTTTCGTGGTTAAGCAGGGCGTTCCATCCCTGCGGGATTGGAAACTCTTTGAGTGGAGGTAGTGTGTCCATAAGTTAAATAGTGTATTGTTCTTGGTAGTATGAAGCATACCCATTGTATAAGACTCTGATGTAAATGTATTGCTGACCAGCGGAATCCCAGTAACTTGTGGTATAAATCTCGTCTCCAGCCGAAGCACCATAGGTTTCGCCTGTGCTTGTAGAACCACCAGAACCGTCAGCAAAAGTGCTTGTGTAACTGTATGAGTAGTTAAAGATGCCGTTTCCAATGTCGTTCCCAAGATTGTCGTAAGCCACCCAATTGAAGGATTGAACATCGGTCTGCTCGTAGGAATAGTTGAATCCGTAAGGATGCCAGCATCCGTTGGAGTTTGGATTATCGGTAGTAATTTCTCCTCCGTTCCCATCAGCAACAACTTCTCTGTGGGTGAAGTAGCCAGTCCAGAGATTGCCGTAATTATCCATCAAGTCTACATTTTCAACACAGGCATTAAACAGAGTGTATCCATAGGGGTAGAATGTTAGGTCGCCACTAATGTAAATAGAACCGCCAATCTTTTTAATTTCAACAACGGCGTTCGTTCCAGCAGTCATAGCCCTTGCATCCCACCTAGGCAGGTGCGAGGAGGGAGGAAAAATTATCTTGCCGTCCGAAACTTGAATCACCGTAGCAACACTCACACCAGACATTGAACCGTAATTGAAGTTTACCGAACCATATTCAACCCCCTCAGTCATAGAGATTTGGGCAATTAAATTGTTTGTTAGGGTGATGTAAGACTCAGGGCCTACCGAAAACCCTTGAGAGGTTGGTGTTACTGCGTAGGCTTGAATCGCATTGTAGACATACGACAGGTTCGCAATCGTGTTTCCACTAGTTGAAGTTGTTTGCGTGGGGGCAATGGGAGAACCTGTGAAAGTCGGACTTGCTAAGGTAGCCAGCCCAAGTTGGGCAAAAGTCTTGTTCTTCCAGAGGCTGGTCGAAGACTCGTATGAAAGAAGGTTGTTGTTCGCAACGCTCGAAATCGAGACATTATGGAGTTCCTCCAATTCAAACCCATTGCTTATATGGACTTCAATTTGCCCTTGGTTTGCGTGTGAGCGTGAGATTACGCCAATATAAACTATGTGGTTAGGGGCAGACGGCTTTGTGGTGGCGATGCCACCAGCCACAGTCGGAGAAAGGTAAAGTTGCGTTCCTTCTGCGTAAGAGGATGTATCAAGACCGCTTAAAAGACCAGCCAGCACCGCTGTCCCATTATGATTGGTAAGTATGTCTGCTTGCAGGATGCCGTAGGTTCGTGCCGATGTGGATTCGGCGTTAGCCTGTGCCTTCCCCACTAAGGGCTTGTTGCCACTCGCCCCTGTGATGTAAACCACAGTTCCCTTTGTCAGCGTTGCTCCTGTCCCATTTCTCACCGTAGCCACTAATGCCGTGGCGGTAGAGCCTTTAATGCTTACCACATCCCCAGCGTCAGTAATCGTGTAGACGCTTCCATCAGAGGTGTTGATGGCGAGTTCGCCAGTCACCAAGTCGGCGGCTGTAGGCTCTGTAGTTCCTCTTTTAAGGCGTATGACGGTCATAGGTTAGTTGCGGTTTGCCCCTCCTTCTTCGTTAAGCGAAAGGTCAAAAGTTTTGCCGTCCCCGACAGTCATAACAATCTGACCATACTCGTATCCGTCTTGGGACACCAGCAATTCAAAGTAAAGTTCTTGGCTTACTACGAGCATTAGTTGAGGGTGATTCCCTTGCCAATTTTGACTGGAAGGGTTGTTGAGTGACGCATTAACCCATCCGACTGACGGATGAACAGTAAGTCCATTTCGGCATCCCCTGTCGCCCAGAGATTGGTAGAGCCGTTGTAGGTCGCCGTAAACGAGCGTCCATCGTCAGCGACTTCGATAACCAAGTTCCATTTGAACCCATTTGCCAGTCTGATAGACCCCTTGATGGTAAGACCGTCAAACGAGTTGATAGTCCCCTTCTTGGTCTTGAGTTTGAAGGTAAGTTTGAATGTCCCGCCGTTCTTGAACGGCAATTTTTTATCAGACTGTTTATCAATGCTCATTTAGAAAGTTCCTCCATCAATTTCGAGTTCATACCAGTTTCCATCCCTACGCACATATTGCTTTCCGTCAATAGGTGCTTCTTGGACGGCGTTTTGGTAGGAGATAGGAGAGAAGGTTTCTTGGTCGATTAAATCGTTGATGATAGTGCAAGTCCTTTGCAATACCGTCCACTTCTTGCCGCCAACATCCAGTTCGATTTCGATAACGGCAGTCGTAGACGATGCCCCATTCAGCAAATAGTCGATTTCTACCGTGTTAAGGTTGAGGGATGCCGTCTTGCCGTTAAAACCAATCAGACCGCCATCGTCCACCGTGAAGGGAAATGCGTAGCCAACTGGAATGTCATAATCATCTCTGAGTTGGAAGTCCCAAGTGTAGGCATCAACAAGGCTTGCTGTCGCTTGGTAGCGACTCTTTCCGATGGCGTTTGAGGATACGCTCTCGTCCTGTCCGTAGAGGAACGAGGAATCCTTGGCGGTGGGGGAGAAGGAATGGGTTATGCTCTCAGACCAGTAGGTTGCGAGGTCGTCCTCGTCCCCAGCATCTAAGACCTTCGGGGTGATATTGGCGGTGCTAGTTAGTAACCAACTTCCACCCTTGGGGCGAGGCGATATGGTGACACGCTTTACCCTGTTTGGAGTCAGTTCAGTAATGACTGCTTGGGGGGTATCTAAGTCAGTCCAAGTGTCTTGCCAGACACACGGAGAACGGTAGACTTTGATTAGGTAAGAGCCAGAAAGACTTAACGAGCCAGCACGAAGCGTGACTAGTTTATTGGCTGATGGGGGAACAAGTGCGGAGGTGTTAACCAGTAATGCCTCGTTCTCGCCAGCGGTGTTGAAATCCACCTTGTAGGTGACCGTGTTAACCTTGCTCACCACAACTCCACCAGCGGCTGTGATTGTAGATAGCGAATTGAGAGCCGTCTGAACCTCAAGGGCAGTCGAGTTATAGTTCAGCGTAGCCACTTCCCCATCATACGCCACGGTAAATGTTCCAGCAGTCGGACTCTTGTCCTGCTGACCAATCGCCAAGCGAATATTGCACCCCGCTGGGAAGGGGATTTCCTCCATAATACCAAACTGGCTGGCAAGCCTTCGGACTAAATGCAGTTCAACTTCTACATCATCACCCTGTTTGAACACAGGGGCTTCAGCAAAGTTGTTCACCTGCCAGTCGGCATAGAGTTGGTTTTCGCTAGGCTCTATCCAAAGAACTAGTCTGGTATTGGACATTAGACTTGTCGGCAGGAGATTCTATAATTCACCCCATCAATTGTAATAGGGATTTCTCTATTGTATGTGCCTGTTGCGGTAACCACCGCCGATACGGATTGAACCGTGGCGTTAGCCCCGAACTTGATGCCAGCGGAGTCCACGGTAATTGCGGCTGTTGCGTCTGGGGTGATACCAACGCCAACTCTACCGTGGGCATCAATCACAAACGGAGTAGTGTCTGGATTGTTAGTATCCTCGACTACCAATGCGTTACCTGTGCCTGTCTGGGTAACACGAAGCAAAGCACCAGTAGTGGCGGCGGCAATTACTTGATTTGCAGTAAAGGTGTTTCCATTGTTTAATGCCGCAAGGCTTCGCCAAGTGCCGTTTCCATCACGATAATTGATGAGAACACCGCCAGTCGAAATCCACATATCGCCAGCGGTAGTAGACGAAGTGCTTGTTCCACCGATACCGATGTTCAATCCTGCGGCTCCGCTTACGGAAGTGAAATTAACTTTCCCAGTAGCAGTCCCGCCAGTAAGCGGAATGCCAGCCGTGATTTGAGTCGTGCCGTCACCAAACGCCACGCCATACCCATTAGTCGTCACAATGTGACCGTCAAAAACCCCAAGTGCGTAGTTGGCGTTTGTTGGAACAGGGCCGTTAATTCCCACACGACCAGAGAAAGAACCGCCTGTGGCGGGAACTGCGGCGGAAGTTTGTTCGCTCAAATCACCAAAGATAATAGAATCAAAAGTCGGAGAATTAGTCCAATTCCCATCTACTCTTGCGTAAGAAAGACCATCTATTGGTGCTTCGGTGACATACAAGGTGTTTTCAAGGCTCACAACCCTGCTATCTAAGCCAGAAATGTCGCTATTAATGCCGTTTATGGCTGTTTGAAGCCCAGAAATGTCGGAAACGGCGTGGGTATGAATCTCATCAGCCTTTTCAGCGATAGCATTATTGATTGAGGTGTAGGTAGAAGCCCAGTCCGTAATATTTAAGAGCGTGTGAGTATGCGATGTGTTTGCCTTGCCAGTAAGTTCAAGTGAAAGGTCGGACAGTTCGGTGGCGAGGTCGGTAATGTCCTCAATAGCGTGTGTGTGCGTTGTGCTTGCCTTCCCATTTAACGCCGTTTGAAGACCAGTAACATCAGCGATTGTATGGCTATGCCCTGTCGGGCTATACCCAGCCAATGCACTTGTGAGAGCCGAAGTGCTGATTAATACATTAGAGCCAGAGGGAGTGGAAGCACCTGCAACAGCCGCCTTTTGGTTGGATGTAAGGGTGGTTGTCTCTAATGTAAGAATGCGAGATTCGTGGTCGTCCGTGGTGTCGGTAATATCCCCAACCTCATTCAACGAAATAGCCCCGATATTGGTTCTGGCTTGAAGTTTCTGAGGGTTTGTAAGGGCTTGGCTGGTATCAAAGCGAACCACAGAATCCGCAGGAATCACATCTCCCCATTCCACCAATTCATAAGCATCTGTGTCGATAAGGTCGTTTACAATGGTAATCTCCTTTTGGACAATCGTCTGTCTTGCACCGTTCACTTCGACCTCGATTTCAATCTTAGCCTTGGCAGAAGCCGCACCGCCAAGCAGAAGTTCTAAGTCCAGCGTGTTAAGATTAAGAACCCCATACTTAGCCGAGAAACTGATAATACCGCTGTCGTCCGCTTGAAGGGCGGTAACATTAGTGATATCGCCAGTAAGTTGCGTTTGGAAAATGTCGAACTTGTATGGAGCGACCTGCGTGACACTCATTCCTAGTGCCGTCTCAAGCGTTCCAGCCCCGATGCTGGTGGCGATAATCGGAGTAGACCAAACAACCGTGGAATTGACCGTTTTGCCAATTCTGAACGAACCAGACTTAGGTGCTGGCTCAATAGTCATTCTCCAGACCCTGTAATCACCCGAATAGGCGGGGATGTGGGTCTGCTCGATGCTCACCGAGGCTTCCGTCTGATTCTCCCATTCTGTGCAAACGGCAACAGGGGACTGCTTGATGTGAATCTGATAAATCTGGCGAAGCGTAGAAGTGCCAGTTCTGGCGTTGCCGATGGCAACGGTGCTGGTTGGCGTAAGGTCGTTGGAATCAACCGTAAGAGTGCTGGAAGGCACACCGTCCTCATCCCATACGATTCTATAAGTGGTCGCAATCTTGGTGACCGTTACGCCACCATCCGTAGAGATGCCTGTGAGGAGATTTAAGGCATCTTCTACCTGTTGAGCCGTAGCGTTATAGGGCAATTCAGAAGTCGTCTCAGAGGCGTATGAGAGAGCGAATGTGCCAGCGGTGGGCGGGGCATCGAGGCGACCCACAGCCATAGTGATATTGGCAGAGGCAGGCCATTCCACCTCGTCCATAATGCTACCTGTCGTGGAGACTCGCTTGACCCAATGGAGTTCGATGCCAAGATTGTCGCCTTGGCGTAGGGTAAGGTCGGCGGCATCCAAAGTGGACTGCCATTCGGCAACAAAGTTGGATTTTGCGGAGTCAACCCAAAGGACTAGCGAGGGCGAAGGCATCTTGTCTTTGGCTTCTTGTCAACGATGCCCAAGCCCCATTTATCTCACTCCGCTGATGGCGGGATGATTTCTGTTATGTAAAAGTCGGTGATAAAGTTGATGCTAGAGTTTGGTTCGTTGCCAAACTGAACCTCCTCTTCGTTCCAAGGTGCGATGGCTTTGCCACCAATGGGGAAGTCGAGAACTTTTATTTTTTTACCCTTCGCATTTCTTGTCGTCACCTCAACCTCAAACTCCGTCTGACCAGCATCTTCAAAAGAGTCTGGTTCGTCGGTGTTTGAATTGAAGCCAAAACATTGGTTCATCCATATCCCATTTCTTATGTAATAGTTGCTTGTGGGATTATTTTGATTGAAGGGGCTTATTTGCCCCTCCCCTGTCCATCGCCAACCAAGGTTGTAATTTGGGGCCTCGCTAACAGTTCCAATTACTTGCTTACTCCCATACTTAATAATGCCCTTAATCTTCCAGCCTTTATCAAGCGACTCGGAGAAGTTCCATTCGCACTTATTTAGTTCGATTTCCATACGCCACCAAGAGTCACACTTGTAGTGCGGAGCAGCCTCTTCGTTTCCCCAAGGCGGGTCTTTTTCGGCAGGGTAAGTGACCGTATATTGGTCGTATGAAGTTCCCTTGGTGTATGTAGTGCTGTCGCCAAAAGGCGGCTCTTCATACTCGCTGTAATTTTCTGGATTCCAGTCTATAACCGAAACGATACGCCTGTTGTAAAGTGCGGGATAAATTGAAAAGGAATATGGGTATCGCTTGCGGATTTTGGTGCAGGACTCGATTTGCTTTAAGGCAAAGAGGTTTCTGATTTTGTAAAACTTCTCTCTGGGGTCTGTTCCTATTGAAATTGGAAAGGCAGATGGGTCACGCACCCGCATAAACTTTCCGACAGGCACTAGGGTTTCTGGTAAACCACCAATAAAAAAGGATTGGTTAAAGGGGTTGTTCAACATTGAATCGGTAGGGGCGTTCCAGATGTATTTGTCCCTATCCGTATTTAACCAAGGATAACCACCCCTCGTTTGCCACCAATAAGGAAAGCGATAACGCAAATCCCAAGACTCATTTCTCTTAAAATCATAGGCTTCCTCGCCCTCAGCCCTTGGGTAAAGCGTCAAGTCTATCTCCTCTGGCTGAAGGGGCGGGGCGTAGTGCGATGGGATAGTGGAGGGCTTATCCTCAGTTTTCCAGTAAAAGTCTGCCTTAAGATACATTGGACTGCCAGCACCAGTTTCGTCAAATGCGTTAGCGGCTATCCCTTGGTTGGTGTAGTAGCCATCAATTCCCGCATAATAAGTGTCAGATGGAATCCAGCGACCATTTCCATCACTTACAAGCGTTGCTGGAGGGTGTGTTTCGCCGTAATAATCGTAGTTGATTACAAAATCGTTTACAACCATTTCCCCATCACTATTTTCAGCGTATGTAGAATGCTTATTCTCCGCACCATACCAATAAACAGGTGCAACTGGCATCTGAGATGTAAAGTCTCTAACCCACTTGTAGTCCAAGGCTGACTTTAGGGGTCTTAAAGTAAGAGTTATTTTAGGAAGTATCCACTCTCCTTCATCATCAAGCGTCAAAGGCCCTCTCGCCTTAATCACCAAGTGCGTATCTGGATTCTCCAAAGACTGTGGGAGTTTTGCTGGATAGGAAAGCCAGCACCCCATTTGCGTTACCTTATCGTCCGTGTCGTCCGTCAAGATTTCGTGCTTAGGGTTTCTAGGAGAACACCCTGTGACTTGCTCGTAGTCCGTAGTTTCGTTCGTAGCCTCAACCGTATCTGGGTCGCTTCTGAGTGTCCCAAGGACACAGCGTGTAGCACCAACCCGAAGGGGGATTCCTTCGTGAATGTAATTTTCGTCAGCCATTAAATGCGAGTAGTCCAGTAAAGTGCGTCTTCTTTACCACACTTGAATCTCTCAACCCATAGCGACCCTGTGACCGCTTGCTCAATATCGAATACTGGGCGGGCTTCCTGCCCTTGGCCCTCCATAGCCACCGTGACACGCCCAATAAGAACATAGCCTGTGTCGTCCGTGTTGTCTTCAACATCCTCTTCGCTTGCAAAGACCGTAGAGGGGGGCGAGGGGAACGGTTCTTCCTCGACATAATCAAGTTGAAGAATGACATTGTGGGTAGTCTCGGAAAGAGTGTTTCCACTTCCGATTTCAATACCGCCATCAAAATCTCCGACTTCATAGCCGTCTTCATATGTTGGGATTTTGTTATTAACCGTGCCAAAAGCCACATCAATATACCAAGTGTCATCATACTTGTAGACCGTCAGTTTGTAGGGGTGCTTGTTGCTGGACGAATTGGCAAAAATGTCCGTGGTTATCCCTCTGAAAACAAAGCCGTCTTGGTCTACCGTGCAGATTGGGTAAACTGCATTCCCCAGCGTCTTCATCTTGTCTTTTGGGGCGTATTTCAAAATAGGCACATTTTCACCACTCATTTCCTGCGAGTGGGAGTTCCACTCTGGAAGTTCGTTGATAAAATCGTTCATATTGTCCGTCTTATTCTCAACGCCAGCAAACGGATTGGTCATTTGCTTACCAGACCACGCCGATACCTCGATGTAGTAAAGACCTTGCTGTAACTTACACTCCAAGGGGATAGACCCATTCTTAATCTGCGTGTTGGTCAGATAGTTGGCTTCTGGGAGGTCAAAAAAGATTTCAGCACCCTGCATATGCTCACCGTCCGTAGTAGGATTTTCGTAGTATCTGGTGGCAGACCAGTTGTAGAACTTGTTAGAAAACCATTGGTTCTGGCTGTTCCCATTGGAATCTCCATCACCGTAAAAAAACTTGCCCACATTGAAGACGATTTTTTCATCGGCTCGTCTAGCATACCAAGAAACGGAAGAAAGGTTAGTCTTTTCGGGAATTACAATACTGGTGGAGAGGGGTGTCTTTGACACCCGAATCCCCTTACCACCGCTGATTGCAGACCTGTCTACAGCCTCAGATAGTTTGTTGATGTGGCTGGGCTTAATGGATTGACCACCGCCAACCCTAGGCGAGATATGATTGGAGGGGACTCTACCGCTACCAAATGGGGATGCAGACATTAGAGAGGTCTTGGTTTAAAGGTGCTTTCGTATTCCGAGTAGATGTAAATGTTCCAAGGCTGTCCGTGTTCGGACTGCATCCACTCTGTTTGGACTTTGTAGACTGGGCCGTATTCGGTGATGCCAGCGTTAACCAAAAGCCAAGATGCGTCACCAGCCTTGGGAAGCACATCTTCGGGGACATATAATGGGGTCTTACGCCACTTGCCGAGGTTTCCAAGTATGTCGCCAACCAGCGACTTCTTGCCTGTGTAAAAGGTCGCTCTGATAGTGCCTCTTGGGACGAAGTAGGATTCGACACCGCCAAAGCCGTAGGGTGCGGAAAGTTTGAATCGGACGAACTTCAACGAGTCATTGGGGTCAGTTTCGACATATTTCTCGTTGTATCGGAACTGATACTTATTCTCCTTGGTCGGAAACTGAGAAAAAGTCCATAGTGGGAACTGCGGGTGAAAGATAATGCTGGTTTCCGAAGTAGCGGAAGTGACCTCCCACTCCGCTTCGGTGGGGTCTTTGGAAAGACCGATATAATCAGCCGTAATGTATGCCCCATTCATCTTCGTAAACTGGGCAGAAGACTTGTAGCATCTAAGCCGAGCATCCATAGGATGCGGGTCGCCCTTCTGGGGGGCGGCTGTGTTTTTCTGAAGCGTGGGGTAGTATTGCTTGAAGTTGCCCTCAAGCAAGCCTCTCACATCCACACTCATCGTCCAATCTGGTTGGGCTTCTGGGGCCCCTATCACGCCGTAAGTGAGCAGGCCACCATACGCTTCGACTTTCTTAGTTTCGTCAGCCATACTATTGTGTTTTTGTCAGCCTCTAATGGGGTTAGTCGGGAGTATTGTCGTCGCCATAGACTCCTTTATCAATAAGACCCTTAAGACCACGCTGACCTCTTTCGCCAACCGCAGTATTCGCCTCAATCTTGCCAAGAATACCTGTCTGCCTACGCACCTCATCCAACTCCTGCTTAGCCACATCGTCTGCGATTGCATAAGCAAGACCACCGCCACCCACTTTTCTGAGGTCGGAAACAGCACCAGTTCCCTTGTTTGCCATAGCGTATATGGAATCTTGAACCCTATCGTATTGAGCGTCCACAGCCTCCTCCTTGGAGCGAACATCGGCTCGCTCCTCGTCTGTTATCTTCCCATCTTCGTTTGCCTCCAGCAACGCCTTGTCGTGTTCTTCGGCAAGACGCTCAAGTTCCTCGACCTCGAAATCAAAGTTAGCCTTGTCGATTTCCTTTTGGCTCTTCCCCTCAAGTTTCATATCCTTGATTTTCCGTTCGTGGGTCTTTCGCTTTCTGTCGTTGTCGTCCTTGGCAATTTCCTCATTCTCCTTTTTATTCTTCCAAAAACGCTTTTCCTCAACCTGCTTAAGTTGCTCAGCCAGTTCTAACTGCTTAGCCTTAGCCTTGGTAACATTGGTTTCGTGCTGAGAGACTTCAGCCGTAGTTGTTTCTAACGCTTGAACTGCCGTAAGGTAAGCGTCATACGCCTGTGACGCTCTGTTTGCTTTTTCTTCGCTACCCAAATCCTGTTCGTGCATCACCTTGGCATACTCAAACTGAGAGTAAAGTTTCTTTACATTGGCAGACATACTTACGCCAGTTATGTTGCCCTCCAACTCATCACGCTTCTTAGTAGCCTCCTTTTGAGCATCCTCTTCCTCTTCGCTTGCCAAATCCATCTGGATTGCGATTTTCTTTTGCTGATAGGTTGGGTCTTCCCTGTCTAATCCAGCAATTTCAAGTTCGGCTTCAGCCCGCCTTGCGGCTCTGTCCAACTTCTCTTGCTTTTTCTTTGCCTTCTCCTCTGCCGCAGGGTCACGGAAAAACTGTAAAGCCCCACCTTGGCGGGCTTGAGTGGGGTCAAACTCTTCCACTTCGCCAGTTTTTTCGTTAAACCTATAATTCTTTGGCGAATCAGTCATCGCAGAGGCGGCGGTTTTAAATTGTGCTATTACCTTTTGAACTTCCACCGCATTTCTATTAGCAGCATCCTCCTTGGCATCAATTGTAGCACCAGCCTCTCTTTGCCTTTGAATGTTATAATTTATCAATTCCTGTTTCCCAGCGATTTGTTCTTGGGGAGAGTTGATGGCAGAGTTCGCAGAAAGGCTGAACTTGCCGCTTGCTGACTTTAACTGTTTTAACCTATTTAAAATATTGCGTTCATCTTTTGTTAAAGAAGCAATTTTCTTTTCAGAAACATCATCTAGTGTTTTAGAAAACTTAACATAGGCTTGAACAAAGCCTTCATTTTCAAAAATATTTTGTCCGTTATGTCGTTGTCTATAAAAGCCAGCGTGCATAGTCTTGCCTTCGTCCTCTAAGCCAAGTTTTTCAAAAAGAGATTTGTATTCATCCCTTCCGCTGGCCCCAGGAGTTGCATATATTCCCATATGCACTCCTTCCATCCCTCTTGCAAAGGCTGCTTCGTTAGGGCCAAGCCCCTCCAAACTCAATTTGTTACCAAGGCGAAGACCTCCGACTTGTTGCAACTTAATTTCTTTGTCGATTGCGTCTTTTCCGTAGGATGAAACCAGTTCATCGTAAGAATGGCCTTTGTATATGTCTGGTCTTTCTTTGGATTTTAAATGCCCTTCAACAAGTGAAGCAAGTTGTGCCTTCCTTCCACCTATGGCAAAACTATCCGACCCCTTTCGGTTGTCGTCATAGTCTCCAAACTGGATGGCAATACGCTTTAACCCAAGGATAATCAATTGGAAGAGGTTAGTAAGGATTGTGCCAAGAGGCATCAATGTCGCAATCAACTTGTTGAAAGACTCATTCATCTCCGCTTGAGCCTTGGCGTTAGCCTTTGCACTATCGACCTCACGCTTACCGAGTGCGTTCTCGTTGTTTAAGAACTTCTGTCGCTCTTCTTCGGATTTTCCAAGTTTCTCGATAAGCGGAAGCATATTCTGGTATTGTCTTCCCAGAAGCCTCGCCCCCATTGCCCCTCTTGTAGTCTCAGAGCCAATCTGCATTAGTTGCTTCGCAACCTCCGCAAAGTGTTTGGCTGGCTTCGATGCCATCTCAGAAAGTTTGGAAGCATCAATGCCCAGCATCTTGAATGTTTCACGGAAATCCTTGCTGAACGATGCCTTGCCAGCAGCCGCCCCAAGTTGCTTCATCGACATAAGCAAGGCACGAACCGATACTCCAGCGTCATTAGCCGACAGGAGCAGGGAATGCACCTCCTTGGGGTCGATATGGAACTTAGCCGACAACTGACCAATTTGCTTAGCCGTGGCGATGTTCTGTTGCATCGCTTGCGTCACCTTCTGGAACGCCATTGTGACTACGGCGACAGCGGAGAACATACTAGTCAGACGAGAGGTCACTTGGCGACCAAACTCGTTCATCATAGCCCCAAGATAGGTTATTTGCTGTTGGGCGTTGCGTGTATTGACATTAACATTGACCGTAACCTGCCCGCCACCGCCAGCACCACCGCCAGATGAGGGAGGCATTAGTCGCCTCCTTTCTTGTTCATTTTGTTACGCATCTTCTCTTTGAGTTTTGCCAACTCTTCGGCTTGTAACTTCTGAAGGAACTCCTTTTCAAAGTCTGCTCGTTGCTCATCTTCCGTAGACAGAATCTTAATGTCTGCCCCTTCGGATGCTGAAAATGCGGTAAGATACCAGACCGCCTGTCCAACAGGCGTATTCCAAGCCCTTTCTGGTGTCATATGCAGTCTGGACATTAGGGCGGTAGCCATAACTAGAGGGCTAGGAATGCCGTCCTTCTTTTTCTCCTTACCCTCCTCCTTGGTGTAAACCAGCGGTGACGAACACGACTCATTCATATAAATAAGTATGTCCTTCATAGCCCTGTAAAAGTATCGTATGTCGGATTGCATTCTGGCTATCCTCCAAATGTCCATAATAGTCGGCTTCCGAAAGGCTAGGTCTGGACGCTCAGATGAGCAGATACGAAGGAAGGCGAGCAAGTCCTGCGGACTTGTTTCCTTCTCCTTACCCACAACCATAGGATGTTGCAGAGCAATAAGATAAAGGGAATGTCGAAGCGTGTAAGGCTTCAACTTGTATCCCATTATCTTCCTGTCTGGAGGAAGGACGAAGGCGGTCAAAAATCGACCGTCCATATTTTGATTAAGGCTTAGAAGCCAGCGGCTTCAAGTCCAGTCACACCTTCGTAGGCTGTTCCAGAAATCGAGAGGCTGTGGAAGCCTCTAGCCTGTCCAGAGTAGGAAACTTGGGTAATAACAATAGTATCCCCATTCACTTCCAGCGTAGCACCAGCCTTGACCGTGAAGGGTGTGTCTTGAAGGACTCGACCATCAAGCGAGACATTGGCTCGGAAATCCTGCATACGAACGCCAACCGTAAGACCAACTTGGTTGGTAACTTCCTGCGTGTCCGCATACGACCCATCTCGTCTGTAAGAGTCGATGATAATGCCAGCAACAGAGAGGTCACCAAGACCATACTGTAAGATAGTGCCGTAGGTGATAGGGCTGTCAGTCTGCGTAAGCGGGGTAGGAGGGTTAGGCATAGTTGTCTACGGTTTTCCTTGGACGCTTGTCAACTTACCAGTCGTTGTGACCCTTTTTAATCATATAACCACGAAGAGCGTATTTGGCAGAAAGGTTCATAAGGAAGTCTCCCGCCTTATCCCATCCCTTCTGTTGCCAGCACAGCAACCTGTAACCACCCACAAAATCACCGATTTTGAAGAAGGTATGACCGAACTTCCAGATTACATTGGCAAGGATTAGGTTAACCTTGGATTTGGAAAGCCTCACGATTTTTGGCGTGTGTCAACCATACCCCACCTTTTAGTTCTCCTTATCCCATTCTCTCTGCTATATTTCCAAGCGTTAACGGTTTCGATGCCAAGTCTGCTGGCAATCGAGCGTAGGGTGCTGTAACTAAAACGGCTTTTCCTAGAATAGTGGGCTAGTGATATGCCCCGCTGATGGGCATCGTAGACGGCTTCTTTTGCTGAGCCATAGTCAGCCCTTCCAGATTCAGACTTAATCCGAATGCCGTAGAAACTGATGCTTTTGTAAAGGCTTCCCTTAGTGAGCCACCTATTCTTGCGAAGGAGAAACTGTATGGTTTGTCCCTTTCGCTTAGCGACTTCTAAGAGTTTCTTTACACGACCTCGCCCTGCGATTCTTGGCATACCCCATTTGCACCACAGGAACACTTCTGCCCCTTGATGCGGATACCGCCACGCTTCGCTGGCTTCATCTGGACACCAAGATACTTGGCGGCGATATAGATGCTACGCTTATCCAATCCAGTCAGAACGGCAATCTCTGGGGCTGTATGGGTTTCGTAGTGGTCGAGGACTGCGTTTTTGACTTGTTTGTGTTTTGCTCGTATTTTCATTAGCGTTCAAATCTTGCGGAGTTTCACTCCTAAGTCAAGACCTACACGATAGACCGTGTTCACCTTAGCCTTGAACTTCTTGGCGGCTTCCTTGCAGGATGCGTTGTTCTTTATCGCCCATTCTACCGCCTCCTTAGACACGCCGTATTTACCACGACCAGAATCTGTCTTGATAACCACCTTGTATTTTACGGCGGCACTTCTGACAGCCGCCTCGGTCAGCCCAGAAAGGGCTACGACCTCTTTCAATGTAAGACCTTTCTTGGAGGCCTCTAAGACCGTCTGCTTGGTCTTGCCGTAGCCAATCTTGCTCTTCCCACGAACCCATCCAGCATTAATCATCGGAGGGGAGGGTTTTCAAGTTGTTCCTTCAAGGCCTTGTTCTGACCAATCAAGGAGTTGTTTTCCATCTTCAACTGAAGGACGGTTCGTTCAAGGTAGGAAATCTTGAGTTCAATCCGTAAGTCTCGGACTTCCTTGGTTAACTCGTCACACTTTTTAGCCAGTTCTTCTGCGTTTGGTGTTTCCATAGGTTAAGATTCTTCCGTGTTTTCTATGTCGAAGGTGTCGTTCCGCAAGACGGAAAACTGGTCAGTTCGCATATGCCTAATTACCCCATCCTTCTCTAGAACCACGGCGAAAATGTCGTTAGACCAAGTGCCTCCGTCTCGGACATACATCAGCCAACCATAGCCGATGGCGGTCTTTACTGGGATAGGATTGCGAAACTCGTAAATCATAAGACCTCATTTACCCCTCTCCTTGGGAAAGGGAAGCACTTTGTTGCGTTGCTCGAAATCTTTTCTGAGACGCTTTGTTTCAGCCTTGTTTTTGCCTAGCACGAAAGCGTATTTGTGCTTACTTGGCATTGAGACACGCTGGGACTCGGCTTGCTTTTTCTTGGAATGGGTGCGAAGGGCGGTTTCAACATCCTTCGGAATATTAGCCCAGAGAACGCCCTTGTTGTCGCTCCACTCTTTCTCCCAGTAAATGCCAAGTTCCTTGGCGAACTTCTTGTAGGCACTACGCTGTCGGAAGAACCTATCGCTAACCACCTTCCCTGTGTATGGATTCACATAACGACTCATTGTCCCCGCATCCTGTCCAAGATAGTAGAAATTACAGGCTTGGTAGATAGTTCCAAGTTCCTTTGCCGTTGGGTCGGAGTAGGCGGTGAAGAGCCTGTAGCGGGTGTTCTTGACCATCCAATTGACGCACCACATCAAGAACGAACTAGCCAAGTTCTTCGGACTCCAAGAAACACAAGCACCACGGCTAATGAGTCTTTCAAGGTCGCTGGTTTCCTCGCCAAGCAACTTGGAGAATGCGTTTGGCAGATTCATCAAAATCACCCCTGCCATAATATCCTCCCCGAAAAGACCAGACTTTGGATTGTGTAGGAACGCACCAAACCAATGGGTAGTGTATTGGGACAAATTGCCCAACCATTCGTGGCGTTGGATGAAGGCGGTTGCCGCCTCCTTTTCCTCCTTTGAGGTCAGACGCTTAAAGATGAAATCGGAAACCTTCAGTTTCGACACCTCCCCCTCAGTCAGAACGGACTCAAACAAGTCCCTATTTCGGTTCTTAACCCGAATGTCATACTGCCAACAATGCCCCTTGTCGTAGGACTTGGTTCTGGCAACTATGTCTACTCCCTTTGGCATTACTTAACAGGAGGCTTCCACTTGTTGCGAACAGGGTCAAACAGCCATTCCCATCTGGCTTTAGCGTCCGTAAAGTATCGCTGTGTCGTGGCGAACTCAGAGGGTGTTTGATTCTTCAGTCCAGCCACAATATTTCCCCCGCCGTGGGCTGGTCTTTGCCAAGTCCGCTTCTTTGCTGGCTTGGTTTTCATACCTTGTATTTCTTAAGTTCCTCTTTCAGTTTCTGATTTTCAGTTTCCAATCTGATTGCGTAGTCGTGATGGGAAACCAGCACAAGACGCTGTTTATCCATCTCCCGCTGAAGTCTAACATAGTCTCGGTATTCGCAAAACTTACCTTCCTTGTTGTCTTGAACGAACCCCCAAAAGCCCCACAGAGTATTGATTTTATACCTAGGTATGTTGAGGCTCATACGCTCGGCTTGCCCTCCTTGGCGGCGTTCCAGTCACGCAGAACAGGGAGGGTCTTCATTAGCGTCTTGGCTGTTTCTCCTGCCTCAATCTCGATGCGTTCAGCGTAGTCCAACGCAACCGCATCCCCAGCCTTGCGGAGTCGCTCAACCTGCCCACAAAGCATCGCAGACTTGTCGATTTCCTCATCCAGTTTTTGGTCAAGGTAGTCGCAGTTGTTTTTAAGTCGCTCCACTTCTGCCTTAAGTATCTTCTTGTCCTGCTTGCCTAACTCGGCGGCGTAAAGATAGGCGGTCAGCGGGTCTGGCTGGTTCTTTAATTCAGCGACCTCGGCTTTGAGTTGATTGCAACGAGCATCAAGTTCGTCATTTATCTCACGATGCCTGTTTAGGCTCTCGGTAAGACTGGCGACCTCTTCCTGCAAGCCACCAATCTGGTTAAGGTCGTGAACACGCTCTGCCTTCAGCCGCTCGACCTCGGCCTTGAGTTTCTCATATTCCTCGACAGGGACGGCGGTCACGAAGGACGAGGCACGGAGCCGCTCGACCTCGGCTTTGAGGAACGAGATTTCGACCCTTGCGTGGGACAGGTCGGACTCAAGCCCACGACCCCAAGCGGTGGTGCGATTGACTTCTTCGCAAAGGTAAGCCGACCTTTCCATTTCCTTTTCGTGCATCTTGTCGAGGCAGTCGTTGCCTTCCTTCAGCCGCTCGACCTCGGCCTTTAGGCGGGCGTTCTCGGCTCGCAAGTCGTCTAGTTCAACTAGGCTAGCAAGTAGCCCATCAATGTCTTTGTCTTTCATACAATCAATTTAGGTTTCGATTAGTTTGGGTCAAGGTAAAAATTAGAAGGGGCTAGCCCACTAACCCTGTGGATACTAGCCCCTCGACTGGTCGTCACCAGTCTTTACGCCTTCGGCGGGTTTGCCACAGGCATTCAATGTTCTTTATTCATAGAGACAGGATAGCCAACCGCTTTTACTTTTGCAAGCCAGAAATACGCTTCACCACAACTTCCGCTACTTGGTGAGCCAACTCCGTAGCCCATTCCCTATCTGCATCTGCGTTCTTCTCCGACTCAAGGCGGGCTGTAAGCCCTTTGACAAGGGTGCGAAGCGACTCGTTGTCGTTACGCAATTCCTCGACTTCCCTGCTCAGCAGAGCAAAAGCCTCATCCAGTTTATTAGGCTTGTCCATCGGTGGAGTAGTTTTTGAGGTTATGGATTTGGCTTTTCTGGGCTTCGACTATCGACCAGAGAGCCTTGTTCTCGGCTTCAAGAGCCGTTATTGTTTCACGCATCCTGCTTACCTCATACACCTGCTCAAACGACAGGATGGTTATATTCTGAGTTGTCGGGGTTGTTTCGGGCATAAGATTATGCGGTCTTGTAAGCCTTCTTCAATTGGCTTCTAAGGTCGTCAATCTGACGAAGATAATACTGCGTATGTTCCTCGTTCGACTTTTCCAGCATATCAACCCTCTCCTTTAAGAAGGTGTTTTGCTGTTCGGTTTCCCGAAGGCTGTCTTTGAGTTGCTTGATAACCGTGTTCTTTTCCATACCCCTATCGTTCCAATAAACCGTTGAGATTCAACTAAAAACATAGCATAGACAAAATCTTGTTGACTTACGCAAAAGATTGTCTAGGGTGATGGGTATGAAACACGAACCTATGAAACAACTGACTGAGGCTGACTTCACCCCCAAGAGCAACGCCGTTGCCGATTCATACAAGGAGACGGCTTGGGAAATCCTCAAGGACGGTGGGAACAAACTCACCTTCGCCTCCAAGTGCTTCCTTGAAGCCGCCAAGAACTATGATGAGAAGGGTCAACACTACGAGGCTTCCCGCTGTCGCAAGTTGGCTCAGTCCATCGTGGATGCCTTCAACAGCATCGGCTAATCAATCTCCAACAACACACACACTATGAATATCCTACTCGCATTCACGGACGCTGAACTCGGCGTGTTCCTCGACAATGCCCATACTATCGTCTGTGGCATCGGGGCTGGCTGGTTCGCTTACTGGCTTCTGACTAAGAAGAATTAATTTGTCTTTGCTATTGACACCAACCCCAAGTTGCCCATACTGACTTATATTCAAGCACGACCTATGAAAACCCAAGCCGACTCCAACATCAACAAAATCGTTTCCTTCCTCGCCTCCTCCAAGCACTCCTTGGACAAGGCTCTCGAAAAGGCTAAGGAATACCAAGACTGCGACAAAGACCTCAAGTTCTACCGTGAGGACTTGGAACACGAACTCGACCTGCTCAACAGCAAGGACGAGGATGGGTCACAAGAGGTCGTGGATGAAGCCAAGCGTAGGCTCGAAAGGGTCGAAGCCGACCACATCCTGCTCGCCTCTGAGTTGGCTATCCTCTGCAAGACGCTGGAGGACGATTTGTCCTACGCTGGGCGGGTGTCTGACCACTTTAACGGCAAGGTCTACCCTCTGGGTATGAAGCCCCTCTAAAGAGGCTCAGTCAGCCAGCGGAGGGGTTGGCTGGTAGTTAACCAGCACCTCGTAGTTGTGGACGGTGATGAACTTTCTGCCCTCGTTCTCTTCCCCCATCGACCCCTGTATCACATCGTAAATCACCAAGCCTTGCACCTTGGACTTGTGCCTAGCATCGCTTCGGGCAAGGGCGTTGCTAATCGTGTGGGACATTTCGTTGTGCGAGTCCACCGTTGTATCGTCAATCGAGGACATAAGCATAACGGTAATGGGAACATTCCAGTTGCCCTCTGAGGTTGGCAATTCTGGGAACGCAGGGCGAGCCGCACCGCCTACGATAACGACTGTGTTCACATTTCTGTCCTCAAGTCGCATCGACTCCACGATTTGATGCTTCGTGTTAGCGAAGAAGGGGTCAAGACACCACTTGATGTGGGCTTCAACGGCTCGTCTTAGGCTACTCATTCACCTCTTGTGATTCGTCAACGCTTACGGATTGTATGCCGTAGGATTAGCCGCCCACGCAATTAGTCGCTGAACCATATTGCCTACATCTCGCAGGAACGCTTGCCCACGCTGTTGCATAATCGGTTCGATAATATTCTCCCTAGAAACCATCCCATTGAAATCACCAAACTCGTTGACGGCGATTACGCCGTAGTCAGCCCCCTGCCCAACGGCATAGACCTTACCCGAACCCTTCTTGGACGGATACACGATAGGCGACATTCTGGAAAGTTGCCTCAAGCACTCAACCCATCCACCTGCCATCTTACCAACGGACTTGAACTTCTCGGCAATAATCTGGTCAACCTTGGACTTGTCGGGCGTATGGATACGCAGGGCTTTATTGTGCTTCAAGGCTTCCTTGATAGCCCCTGTGTTCGGGTCACGCATCTTCTGGTAAATCGAAACCGTGGGAACATCGACATAATGAATCTTACCGTCCGACTCTTCCCATCCAGCCTGTTTGAACGCCTTGTAGAGAACATCGACATTCCTTGATTCCCAAGCCTTCTTGAGTCCTTCGTTTTGCCAGACGATAGGGTTGCCCAAGTTGGCAATCAAATCGGCGTTGCGTTGCATAATGGCATCGCCAGCCTTTATGTTTCCTGTGTGCGTGAAGCCACGCCAAACATCTCGCTTAATGTTTTCAAAGCCTTGGTTAACGGCGGCGTATGTTCCACCCTTGCCACTCTTTATGTCATTCCCCTCCGCAGGATACGAGTGCTTGATTAAGTCCGTGCAAATATCCGCACAGCATTGACGCACATAGGCTGGAAGCCTTTGCTCAATCTTCTTCTGGGCAAGACCTAGGTTGTTAACGAAGTCTCGGATGTTGTGCGTAACGGTAATTTCAATTCCGTTAGGGCCGGATGGATTACTCATACGGTATTTGTATTTACCACCAGAAGGTCAATCCAAGGGGCGGGTGGGCGAGCCGTAATCCCTGTGATTGTGTATTCCTTGCCCCAGATAACCATCCTCTCCCCTTGTTCGGGCAACTCATTCGCAAACGGCGTTCCTGTGGGGGCGAAGATGCGGACATTAAACGAACCGCTGTAAATAAAGCCACCGTCTGTGAGGCTCTGCATTTCAGCAGACCTGCCAATGAGAGCAGAGATGGTCTGCCCTCGGAATACGATAGGGCGACCAAAAGTCTCTAAGAACTCAGGGCCGTCCGACTCCATCTCTTCCCAAAGTGAAGGCATTTCTCTTTGCCCCAAGTCAACTACCCATCAATCCTTGGACTTCCACTTAGCACCAAACACGAAGTATTCTCTTTCGTTTGTTTCTGGCTCTTTATACCAAAAATAAGTATCATAGGGTCTTGATGGAAGCCCCTCTTCCGGCCAGTCGTTCAAGTATCCTTGAGCATTTCTGCCCAAAACGCTCTCTTCCCATCTATCCGTAGCGTCTCTTTCCACCTCTTTGGCAAAATCGGCAACCTTATCAATCGAAAGGATGAAGTCGTATCCTTTTAATTCGTCTAATTTACTGACCTTACCTCCCCTGCTGAACATCTTTGCAATCTCTTCACTTGAAGTAAAAGAAAGAAAATCATTTTTTCCAACGGATTCCCTTTCTGTTGCACCCCTGTAAAGCGTAGGTATTTCATCACCCTTTAGCGTAAGGTAGGACTTTATTTCCTTCGGTAGTGCGTTGAACGCTTTTACCAACTTATCTTTAATTTCCTCTCTTATCTCAGAACCGTGGAGGGTAACCATCGTTCCATACCCCACTTCCACATAACCCATAAACCCTGCATAGAAATCCTGTATCTTCTTTTTATATTTCTCTGGGTTGTCGTTTATCTTTTTGGTTATGTCTAAAAGCACCTTTTGTTCTCGCTGGTAAATCTTAGCCCTCTTTTCACGACCAATCTTTTCGTCCAACGGAAGGGCATCAGATTTCAATGCCTTTTCAGATGTTCCTCTCGTTGCCATTTGGTAAAATAAAAAGGGGTGTTTTAGCACCCCTTGTTTCGAGTCAACTTTCAGCCCAAATTACTTACGGAGGGACTTAGCCTTTTCCTTAAGTTCCTTGGCTTCTTCTTCGACCTTGGCGATAAGGGCTTCGCCCTTCTTAGCATTGTTTCTGAACACTAATGCACCAGCAACAAAGCCAACCAGCAGTCCAATGAGGAGTTCAATCATAATAGTATTTGAGGGTTAGGGGTGAGTTATTGAATGTCTACGGCTTCCATCGAAACGCCTTCAATGCTGTTCTTGGCGACAGGCTTTTCAGCCTTTGCCTCATTAGCCTTAGCCTTGGTCTTAGCCGTCTCTGCCTTGGAGACTTCACGCTTAGACTCAGACTGATTGGTAGCCTTGGAGGTAGCATCCATCTGCTCCTTGCTCTTGGAACGCTTGTCAGCGACAGGGTGCTGGAACAGATAGGCTTCCTTGCCTTCGTCACGCAGTTTGATGAACTGCTCGACTGCATCACCTGCGTCCGTCTTGTTAAAGGCGGTAGCGACAGGCTTCCCATTCTTGACTTCGATAATGATTGCGAACTTGGGTGTAGACATAGTGGTAAGTGTGTTGTGCCGTGCGAATTGCCTAATGCAACTCTAATTAGTCGAGGACATTCGTGCCGACCACACGAACAGCACCGTAAGCGTCCGTGTATGTGCCACTCCACTTAGCGGGCTTCAGTTCCTTTGAGGCTGTTGGCTCAAGGAAGAGATAGTGAGCAGGGTCGCCACCGATGCCAGCATTAAGGGTCGCAAACAAGGCTTTGGCTTCTTCCGCAGAGTGGAAGACAGTAACGGTTTCTTGGGGAGAACCGCAGTTTTGAATTACGATGGAGGGGGTATTAGGGCCGGAGTAGGACATAGGGTTAAGGGGTTGTATCGCTTGCCTATTGTCAACCGTCTGCAAGAATGGGTAAAAAAAGACCCCCGATTAAGAGGGTCTTGTTTATCAGTTGTTGAAACCGATTAGTCGTTGACGATACGAGAGAGGCAAGAAGCGTTGCCGATAGCCACACCGTAAAGGATGGACATAGACAGTTTCTGTTCGCCAGAGTCACCGTCATACCACTCACGGACTTGGATGGACAGACCGCTTTCCGCATCGGTAGCGGTGGCGACATTACCATACCAGTTGGTCGGGGTGGCCGGGAGTCGGGCGGCAATCAGAATCGCCTCTGGCGATGTAGCGATACCAACGAGGTCTTCCGAGTTGTCGGGGAGAGCCGAGTATTGGTTCACTTCAAAGCCGTGGATGCGAGGCAGGAGGTTCTCCGTAAGCGGAGCGTTAGTGCCAGACGCATACTGGGCTTGGATGCTGTTGTCCTTAGCCAGCGAGGTGTAGAGGGCAGGACGCAGGATAAGCGAGCGATTCGCCATCGGGACATTGGCATCCGTGAGGGTCTGCGAGAGGTCGGCAACAGCGTCCGCATCGAAGGCGGCGATAGAGCCTGTGTAACCAGCAGAGGTGAAGTTGGCGGCAGTAACAAGACCGAACACATCGTCCATAACAGCCTTAACGACTGCGTGGGCGGCAGGACGGATGAAGGTTCTGCGGAGAACATCGTAGCCACCCTTGGCGACTTCGCCATCGGTGAAGGCCATCACGAAACCCTTATGCTTGTTCAGCGTAACGGTCTTGGCGGTGGACGAGACATTCGACTTGGAGTAGCCGCTGGCCGCGATATCCGTAGCGGACACACCAGCCGCAAGGCGGGTCGTCACCGACTCACCACGCTGGAGAATGTCGCCACCGAAGTCGGTGGTGAAACGGTTGACCAGAGGGAACTGAGCAAGAAGCGTGGTCAGCGAGTCTTGTGCGATAACTTGGAGGTTAATGCCTCCTAGGGTATTTGCCATAGTATTTTAGGGGGTTAGGGGGTTAAAAGTTTTAAACTTACGAAATTGGATTTTTGTCAACCGTTAGTCGTTGGCGATGCCTTCGATTCCAAGGTCACGGGCCTTCTGGCGGGCTGTTTTGGCTTCTTTTTCTTCCTTGGTTCTGCCAGTTCCCTTGATGTTGAAGAAGTCGCTGGCGATGCCAGAACCCATACTGCCAAAGTCGGGAAGAGTTCCAGCAGGAACGGTGAAGGTCTTGCCTCCTCCACCAAGGACACCTTGACCGCTTCTGTTGAACTCGTTGTTGATAGCGAGAGCCAGTTCGGGGCTGATTTCAGCCTTGGTCTTCGGGGGCATCAAACGACCCATCGAGTCCATATTCTTGATGCCGATGCCGTTTTCGGTAACCATCACCGTAATCGTGTTACCGACCTTGATTTCTTTACCGTCAGAATTGAAGAACTTAATCTCGTTCTCTGGGTTAATAAGGGCGAGGTTGCCCTTCTCATCAGTCAAAAAGTTGCTGGGAAGCATATTCTTGAGGATGCCCAGACCAGTAGCGTCACTCGCCTTGATGCGGAGTTCGCCACCACCGCTATTCTTCATAGCACCGATACCTTCACCAACAGCCGCCCCACCTTCACGGCTCGCCTTTTCAAGCGTTGCTCGGACGGCAGGGGGTTGATTAGTGAGTTCTTCAGCAACTCCAGCACCAGCCTGTCTGCGTGTAGCCATTTGTCTTTTAGAGACTAGGGATTAGGAACGGCGACGGAGGGTGGCGTGAGCCGCTCTCTCGATAGCGATACGGTTAGAGTTGAAGAACTTGTTTTTCTCTCTGGAGTCCGTGATGCTTTCAAACTTGGCGAGGATTTCACCGTCAGTCATTGGCTTCACATCGGACTCAACTTCGGAGGCGACAGGCTCAACGGCTTGGGAGGCGACAATCTTAGCGGCCTTGGCTTCAAGAGCCTTGTCCGAAGATTCCAGACCCTGCACCTTGCTCATTAGGGCTTCAAACTTCTTGTGGAGGGCTTCCACGGCGGCAACCGCTTCGGTCTTAGCCTTGGTTTCAGAGGCGAGCATTTCCTTCACCTTGACGGCTTCGGCTTCGGCGTGAACCTTGGCTTGAGCGAGGGCGGTCAGTTTGGCAACGGCTTCGTCAACAATGTCCGTGGACTTGGCGACAGGAGTAGGGGCTTCAGACTCATCAGCCTTCTTGCCCTTCTTAGCGTCCTTCTTGTCGAGGAACGAGCCTTCACCTTCTTCTTCGCACTCTTCCTTGGTGCGGGTGACTTCCTTCTGGTTAACGCCTTCGACCATATTCTCAGCCTTCTTGCCGTGCTTCTTAGCACCCATTTCTGGCTCAGCGAGGGTCTTTTCGTGGGTATGCTCTTCGCCTTCTTCTTCCTGCTTGTCGGGCGATTCCATAATTTCTTCAACATCGGTTTCACCCTTCTTGACCGAAGCCTTCTTAGCCTTTTTCGCCATCGTAGGCGAAGTGGTGTTGTCTTCGTTCACATTGTTCTTTTCGGGGTCAAGGCCGGGCTGAGGGAGTTCCTTGTCGAAGTTCTTACCTTCTTCAACGGTGGGGTTTTTCAGATTGCTGTCAGCCTTCTTACCCTTCTTGGAGTAATAGTCGTTCTGACGGCGGTATTCCTTGATAAGTTGGACTTCTTCATCGTCAAGGTCACCGAAGTCGCCGTCTTCATCCCATCCAGCCTTCTTGGAGGCTTTCTTGCCAACCTTCTTGGCATCGTGGGTATCGACAGGGGGGAACTTAACAGGCTGGTCTTCGTCCCAAGCGGACGATTCTTCGCCTTCTTCTTCCTCTTCTTCTTCAATCTTTTCCTTGATAAACTCTGGCATTTCAGCCTTTTTGCCCTTCTTGGACTTCTTCCACTCTGGGCCACAGGCTTCTTCGCTCTCAACACCAGCGTCTCTGTGCTGTTTTTCGGCGGGGGTGTTACCTTCTTCGCCGTCTTCGATACGCTTCTGGACATACTCATTGAGGTCTGCCTTGGTGTTCTTAGCCTTGCGAGCCTGTGTAGCGATGCCTTCGATTTGAGCCTTCAGTTCGGAAATCGTGGCAGTCTGAGCCGCCAGAAGAACCTTAACTTCGTCATTCATAGAATTGGACTCAGCCTTCGGGGTGGAAACAGCCTTCTCGACTTCTGCGAGTCGCTTGAGGAGTCCTTCCTTTTCAGCGGCAAGGGCAACCACCTGCTCGTTCAGAGCAAGGGCGATTTTGGAGGCTTCAACTGCCTCTTTGAGTCGTTCTTCGGGGGTTTTGTTCTGGCTCATAGATATTAGGCTTTGTAAATAGTTGTTTGTCAACCAATGTAAGGGGTCGGGGTGGTTGAGAGGGGTTGGATTAAGGGCGTATAACCGCTAGAAGACCCATACATTGACGGATAGAGTGTCGAGTGGGCGAACTTGCGGGTTTCCTTGATATCCTTGATTAAGTCCTCAAAAGAGTCGATTACGCCTGTGGCTAAGCCACGGCTTGCGGCTTGGTCGCCATAGAAGGACTGTCCTTGGAGGTCTTCAATTTGGGCGAACTGACGGACGGACTGAACATCTCGGATGAAACGGCGGTGTAACTCATTCACTTCTCCCTGCAAACCAGCCGTCTGGATTTCGGACAGCGTTGTGCCTTCCAGACCAGCCGCTTTGTGTTCGCCAGATTTGATTACAACAACCTTGCGACCTTCCTTGGCGTATTTCTCAGAGTCGTCATTCACCGTTACATAGACACCACAGGCCCCGATGGACGAGGAGGGGGTAACCACCAGTCTCTTACATTGAGAGCCAATCCAGAAAGCGGCTGAACCGCAGTCGGAATCAGAGAAGCCGATGGTCGGCTTTTCATAAAGTCTAATCTTCTTAGCCAGTTCTTCCAGTCCAGTCGTAGAACCGCCACCAGAGTCGATATGGAAAAGGACTTCGTGAATGTCATCTCTATCCTTCCAGTCGTTGAGCGTTCTTGTGATTACATCAATATCTGCACATCCAAGCATCTTTTCGAGGGTTGTAAGACCCTTGCCGATAACGCCATAGACAGGAATGACACCGATGTTGTCTCGCACATAGGGAGTGCAATCCTTGGAGACATTTGTGCCGTTCGCCTCTGGGGAAAGTTCGTCAGAAGTGGTTGGCTCGTCAAAATCAGCCCTTGGTCTGCGAACGGAGCGAGCCTTTGCCTCATAATGCTCTGGCGTGAATTGCGAGAGCATATAAGCCAAATCGGGGTTGTTCAGAATTAAAGATGCGTTCTTTAGAAACGAGGTAGCCTTGATGGGGTCAATAAGGAGTGGCTTCCCCGCATTTAATGCGTAATGTAAGTCGTTTCTAATCATCGGTTATAGGGATGCTCACGGCTTCTGGAAAGCCCTTGATTTTGCTTTGGCAGGTTGTCAACGCCGTTGGTCAAATCGTTCATCGGCTTGACCCCATCTGGAATGCTCGGAGTTCTAAGTTCTGGCTCAGTATTAGTCGTAGCATCGGGCTTTTCTTCGGGCTGACCTTGACCTTCGGGCATAGCGGCGTCGATAGGAATAATCTGCGGGGCCCCAGTTTCGTCTGGCACGACAAACCCGACTGTCCCATCTGGAATCTGCGGGATACCTTGCGTTCCTTGGGCCCCAGCAAGGGGAGGCATACCGCCCACGCCACCTGCACCACCACCTGCGGGCGACTTACGCCACAGTTTTTCCTCTGGAACGCCAGTTTCCTCGGCAACCTTCTGAATAAAAGCAAAGTCTCTAGCCGTTTTACGGATAGTCTTTTCAAAGCCAAGCCCTCTGGCTTGGAAGTCGTCAGACGGAGGCATACGCCCCATATCCAAATCTGCTCGCTCGTTGGCGGCATCACGACCCGCATCAACCGTAACGGAGCGAGGGGTTACCCACTCGGACTTCCACCAGTTGCGGGCAGATGCGATTTCCTTACGCTGGATTTTGATGCCAAGCCAGAACTTGAAGTAGGGTTTCAAGAAGCGATTGATAATGACACTCTGTCTTTGGGCGAAGAATCTACCCGCCTTTGCCACCACAAGTCGAACAGAGGCCCCGCCAGCCCTCGTAGGGTCGGCCACAAACTCGTAGGGCAGACCACCCATCACCGAATCTCTGCGAAGGTGGTCGATAAATCCAGTAAAGGCAGACGAAGGTCTTGCCGACTGGTAGGGGATTAGATTCTCATTGGTGTTTAAGACCGCCGTAACGCCACCAAGGACACGGTTAAGAACATCTGGGTCGGTAGCCGCATTAGTGCTGTTGCCCTCGCCTAACGGCTGACCGATGCCTAGGTCGAGCGAGTCCATCTTGGTATCTTCAACCTTGAGGATTCGGGAGGTGCGGGCGTTATCCTTGGCCGCCGTTTTCTCCATCGAGAGCAAGTCCATCTCATCACGCAAATTATTGATAGCGTGTTGGTGGGGTGGGTATGCACGGCTCTGGGAGGCGTATTCAGCCTCGTAGATGTGCATCATCGAGTCGGCGGGAATCTCGCTGTATTTGCCCTCAGACTGCTTCACATAATAAGCGATTGGTTGTCCAATCTTGCTGTATCGGATGCCGTCAGAAATGTCGGGTCGTCCAAGCATATCTGGGGGTGTCTCAACTCTGTGCGTCTCAATGAGTTGGAACTTTGGAAGACCACCACGGCGACATTTGATGGCGAAAATCTCTCCGTCTCTGTCCAATGCCTCGCACACGATATACTGGCATTCGGTCATTGAAAAGCGATTCGACACTTCTGGGCTGTCGCACTCCTGTTCCCATTCCGCTTCCACCAGCGTCTGCCACTCGTAGTCGCCACCTACCGCTTGGAGCGTGATACCGTCTCCAACCGAATAAATGGCCGTGTCCTTGAACATCTGCTTGTAGAGTCCGTTGTTCTTTTCGAGCCAGCGAGACAGGCGAACCATCTCCCGCCTCGTAGCGTCCTGCATCTCCCGCTTGAAGTCATCTGGCTGAGGGGCATCAATTCTCGTTCTATGAACGGAATAGCGTGTGGACTCGAAAGAGCCTTGATAAGCCTTTGGCTTAATCAGATTAGAAAGACCGATTCTAAGGCGTTCCACAAAGGAAGTAGCCTTATTACCTGTCGTTGGTTTGGGTCGGTTTTCGGGAGGCATTAGCGGTCAACAAGACGATTGTAGTTCGTGTAGAGTCCTCTGACACGACCTTCCAGCCTCTGGAGGGCATACTGAGCCTCCTGTAGCATCTGCTGAGGGGGAAGGGCAAAAGTCTTGCTGGCATTCGTAGCACCATCTCCGTAACTCATCACGGTTTTACCCTCCAAAATAAGTGCGACAGCCTTATCTCGGATAGCCTCGATAGTCTCTTTGGGTAAACCAACTAAGATGCCTGTAGCCGCCATACTGAAGTTGTATCTTGTCAACGACCTCATTCTTTCGTGCCTTTGTGCCTTGGGACTTCCGTCTTATTCCAAGCCACGCTGTCCGCACGAACATCTTGGGTTTGCAGTCGGAGCGTTCCACTCCCGCCGTCTCTTTCCCTGTTTTGGACACAGGACGATACCCATTGGGATACCAGCGAGGTTTCTACAAACTTGCAGAAAATAGTGGGGGTGGAGGGATTTGCACCCACACTCAAATTGATGCCCACCGCTAAGCGGGCTGTGACTCTTGGATAGCAACTTCCAAATCCACAATCAATTCTCTGCGTTGCTGATTTACGAGCATCCTTTTACGCTCTACAAGGCCGGAGCGACCTGTCTTGGATTCAAGGACTTGTCTTACGACACTCGCCAGCGTGATTGGTTTCATCTGGGACGCTACACCCCCATAAGATATTATAGCATTCCTGCGACAGACACACTTCCTCGCTTCCCTGCGGGGCTTATTCCGATTTCCGCTTGGATGCTCCGTGTAAGAGCCGTGAGGTTCAAGCCCTCACGCCTGTCGCCACCACATCCCATCCGTCCCTAGAAAAAGTAGGGCTAATCTTTGGTGCAAGAATACTCCCTGTGTAGACAGGGCTTGTCTGGTTCGCTTACGGCACTT